GAATTGCCTCCACAATTCTTCAACAATATTCGTTCGATTGAATTGCATTATGCAAAGATTCAAGGGGCAAAGAGTAACGTCTTGGGGAATTGGACATACCGAGAAGGCAAGATGCGCCTCAGGATCGGTAGTCAGTTTGAATATTATTCCAAAGGAAAAAAGATTGTCGGTGGATTTACGCGAAGGAATTTCAGAGAATATTCAAAGACGATCGTACACGAAGTCGGTCATGCTGTTCATCCTGGTCCGCCTCATTCAGTTAATCCAAGGCTAAGAAGAACAGGTTTAGACAGACAGCCAGGAATGATCCCAAACGATTCATGGAGGGAATGGCTTAATTACGACGCGAAGATGCGTCGTAAGCCAAAGAAGGGTCGTGGTTCGGGCAAGTGGATATCAGACTATGCAAAGACAAATGAGAAAGAACACTTCTGCGAAGCGTTCTCGTGGTACTTTAGGGATCCAGCCCTCCTTGCGAAAAAGGAGATCGGTGCATTCGAATTCATGGAAGAACATATCAAGCCAATCGTGGAGGCATGGAAAGGATGATTCTAAAAGATAAGGTTCTGTTCTGGGCAAATCAAGGCGTCCCTCAGAATATGGGCGACACAGAGGGCGAAGGCGAAGGTACGATGGAGGTCGAGACAGAAGAAATCCTGCCCTTGAACAAGGAAACATTCGAAGACGGTACATTCGTAGAGGCTGTTCTATTCAAGCTATATTACGAGGGATGGATAGAAGCAGAAGACTGGGATCAAACGGAAAAAGACGTGATCGCTTTGATCGAGGAAGAACTGAAACTGCGAATTTCGTAGGAGGAGCCATGGAAGACGTCAGAAAGCGTTTGGGCGATCTCAGGGACGAGGTCGGTGCATCAACTCCCGTGGAGAAGAAGCGTGAACGGATCGAGTTCATGTCCGGCCTGATGGGACAGCATCAGCACAGGATTTCGTTGACGCTCACGAAGGGAAGGCTGAAAGGGACAACGGAACGGGTGAACGGACACGTTCACAAGATCGATCTTCCCGTGGACGAACAGGGGGACGTTCTCGGGTTCTCCACGATGGAGGACAATCACAAGCATCGGGTCAGTCACACGGTCAAATCAATGGCCGACGCTTTCAAGGCAAGGAAGAAAGAGGGCAAGTAATCCAGAATCAAGGTATGGAGACAGATAGATGCCTTTTCCAAACGAACACGCAGCTAGACTCCAGGACCCAAAGAAATTCGATCGCTTCCGGCGAGTAGCTGGCGGAAAGATCTTCGGGGGCAAGCTGGAGATCCCGAAGACGATCGGCATCATCTGGGGACATATCAAGGACGCTCCGCCGAGTGCATGGGCAGTCCAAACACTCCGCTTCCCGACGAAAGACTGGTCCGTAAAGGATGCAGAGAAATGGCTGAAAGATAACAAGATCAAGCCGATGCTATTCGAGCCAGCAGAAAAGAAACCTGTCAAGAAGGTTCTTGGATTGCACAAGTCGATCCATTCCCTTTGGGACAAGCCTGACGAAGACCTTGCGTTCATCGGTGTAGTCAGGCAGGAAATACAATCTGCACACGAAGCCATCGTTGCGGAAATGCAAGAGGCAGGACTGGAGCACGGTTCTATTCTCATTGGCGATATTAGAAAGGAGGAATCATACAAACCTCCACAATCTGTGCAGAACGCAGCTCAACTCGGTCTTGATCTAAGAGAAGAATTCAAAAGAGGGGGGACTGCCGTAGGGGTTGCGAGAGCAAGGGATCTATCGAACGCAAAGAATATTTCTTTGGATACGATCAAAAGAATGGTCTCATATTTTGCCCGTCATGCTGTGGATGCCGAAGCCAAAGGCGACAAGAGTCGTGGATTCTGGGAGGATAAAAAGAACCCTTCGGCTGGATGGATTGCTTGGCTTCTATGGGGAGGCGACCCTGGAAAGAAATGGGCTGAATCAATATATTCACGAGTAGAAAAACAAGACCCATTCTCTTTCGGTCCTGCTGAGGTTTCAGAGCATATCTACAATCGGTCCATAGATGCGTTTCAGCCGATCGCAACCGATGAGGGACCGGAACTGAACGCAAAGATCCTGAAGGCGGATACAGATGAGCGTATCGTCTGTGGAATTGTTCTTGAACCGAATACCGTGGACGCACAAGACGACATCGTTTCTGAAGATGAGGTTCGCAAAGCTGCACACTATTGGATCGCCAATTCTCAGAAGATTGGATATCAGCATTCAAATTTCAAAAAGAAATTCAAATTGCTGGAAAGCTATATCGCCCCTTCAGAACTGATAATCAACGGGCAGACAGTAAAGAAGGGGTCGTGGGTTCTCGTCGTCAAGGTGATCGACGATAAAACATGGAAAGAGGTCAAGTCCGGCGAGATCACCGGATTTTCGATTGGCGGGACCGGAACGCGGTCCGAAGCAAAAACCTAAAGAGGTGAATCATGCCGAAGAACTTGAGTGACATCAAAGGCAAGGAAGTTTCTTTGGTCGATCGTGCGGCCAATAAAAAGAAATTCCTTTTAGTCAAGAGTGACAAGGAGGGAGCTATGGCGGAAGAAGTTCAGTTCCTCGAGCTGGAATCGTTCGTCGGTCAGACGATTCCGGCAGAGGTTCTGTCCGAGGTCATCAAGTCTGCAAAGGTTGTCATTGACCGAGCTGTCGCTCTTTCGGAAAAACTGGAAAGCTTCCAAAAGAGCGAAGACGACCTGGATGGCCTTTCGGCCAATGAGGTCGTCGAAGAATTCCAAGTCGTGGAGAAGGTCCTCGGATCGATTCTCCGAAACCCGCAACCCGAAACCCCGAACAAGGAGGATGGTCAAGTGAAGGGCGACGAAGACGTCAAGAAAGACGAGGGAACGAAGCCCGACGCCGACCCGAAGGGCGAAACCGAAAAGGTCGCCTTCCTCGAGAAAGCTTTCAAAGAGCTGACCGAGAAGGTGGGGGACCTGACCACGTCGGTGGAATCGCTCAAGAAGTCGGCCGAGGCGAACCAGGACAAAGCCAAGGAAGGCGACGACAAGGGCAAGGAAGACGTGTCCAAGAAGGACGAGGCTCCGGCGTTCGACGCGGACAAGATCCTCGAAGACGTCCGGAAGGAGATCGACGAGCGGTCCAAGAAGCTCGTCTCCATGTTCCAGGAGGCCGCGACCGAAGAATTCAAGGAGTTCGGTCAGGTCCTCAAGGACGTGGCGGAAATCAAGAAGGCTCTCGGAGGCGAGGGCGACACGCAACCGGAAGGGGAAACGAAGCCTTCCGCCAGGACCTACGGTCACGGCGAGGAGGACCGGGAGATCACCAGCGAGGAGAACCCGTTCTTCTCCATCTTCGAGTCCGTGAAGGACTTCTGATCCGGGAATCCAAGGCCAGCTGACTGGGGAGTCAGCCAGAATCGGTTCAGTGTTTTTCAATGTCGTCTAAATGGAATCCAATGTTGGAGGGAAGAAAAGGATGAACGGGAACGACGAAGCCATCCACAAAGCGGTCACGGGGTCTTCGTTCCTGAACGGCGGTCTGCTGAACCCGAAACAGCGCGACGTCTTTCTGATGTTCGTGCGTCGGTTCACCAAGCTGATCCCGCTCTGCAGGACGGAGATCATGGAGAATCCTCGACTCGAGGTTCCCAAGCTCCACGTCGGCGAGCCGATCACGGTCGGCCTCGCGGACAACACTCTCATCACGGAAACGGGTTCGCCTCTCTTCAACCAGATCGCCCTGGACACGGCCGAGATGGTTTCGAGATGGCACATCACCCATCGGGCCATCCGGAGGAACGTCGCGCGCGATCGTCTCGTGCGTCAGGTGACGGACGCGATGATGATGCAGATCGCGACCGACATGGAAAACCTCCACATCAACGGCGACATCAGCCTCGGCTCGGGAACGCCGATCAACGATCTGCTCCGCATCAACGACGGGCTGGACAAGATCACGAACGGAGCGCACATCGTCGATCACAACGGCAATTTCGTGTCGAAACAGCTGTTCGCCAATATGATCCGCCGGATGCCGGACGCATACCAGGACGATCCGGGTCTGCGGTTCTTCATCCCTCGGTCCATCGAAGTGGACTGGGTCGAGCTGAACAGCCAGCGAATCGACATGATCGGCGAGCGAGCCTTCAAGGGAAACGTCGAGGCTCCGTTCGGTGTCCCCATCATCACCATCCCGCTCATGCCCTCGCGGAAGCCCGTCTCGGTGACGGTCTCGACGGCGGGTCACATCCTCGGCACGACGCAGGGTCCGTGGAACATCGTGACGGGGACGAACGACACTCTCATCATCAACCTCGGCGCGGGAAACAAGACGGTCACGCTTCCGCAGGGGGTCTTCTCGGCGCACGAGATCGCCGCATTCATCCGGGGAACGGCGGGTCTCACAACGATCATCGCGCGGGACGACGGGTTCGGCCATCTCTATCTCGAGCATCCGACGCCGGGATCGGCGAACACGCTCACCATCTCCGCCGCGAACGGATGGGCGACGCTCGGGATCGCGGTCGCGGCCTACGTCGGCACGGACTCGGGTTCGGCGGGAACGCTGAACGACGGCTCCATCGCATGGCTCGCGAACCCGCTGAACTTCATCTGGGGGAACCTGGACAAGACGGAAATCTACACCGAATTCGAAAAGGACTACGTTCGGTGGGAGACCGTCGTGGTGAACGAAACGGACACGCAGGTCGAGTCGCTGGACAAGGTCGTCAAGGGGATCAACGTCCGACGCCGTCCTTACTAATCGGGGTGAGGACTGCTCCTGACCTGAGTTCTTTTTCAGGAGGAACGAGATATGCCCGGAACGGCATACGAAATCCCCTGGAGCTTCGCGGACGGAGGCGCGAACCTTTCCGACGACGAATGGAAAGGCCTCATTCGTGCTCTGCGCTCCATCGTCGAAGACCTCGGTGCGCTCAAGACGGCATTCGACGGCCATCTGCATCGGGTAGACGGTTCCGCGCTCTCAGCTGCAACCGACATCACGGGCGAACCCGTGACGGGGACCGAGACGGGCTCCCCGACAGGAGGAACCCCGATCGCCGCTGTCGCCATCGGCACGACGCTCGAAGACGGGTTCGACGATCACCTGGAAATCGGCAAGTAAGGGGTTTCCCTTCTTGCCTCTTTAAGGAGATAGGTCATGGCGGAAAAGGATCTCGATAGGAGGGGGAAGGGTAGCGAAGAGGTCGCCTACTTCGTTCCCAAGTTCGCTCAGTCCTACGTCTGCTTCGGCATGATGGGACATCACTATTCCTTCGACAAAGCCAATCCGGTCAAGGTGGAGCTTTCCAGCGACATCATCATGTTCCGGAGCAAGGCGGACATCGAGGAATGTGATGCGAACGGGAATCCGCTCGCGGAAGAAGAAGGCGTCAAGCCTCTCAGCTACGCCAAGACCGCTCCGCCAGAACCGACTCCTCTCGAACAAAAGGGCAAGTCGGAAGTCTTGACGACCGACAAACCCAAGAAGAAAACGTCCAAGAAGGAGGAGGACGGCGACAAGGAATCCGCCAAGAAAGAGCAAGGCGGGAAAAAGAAGAAGAAGTCAGCACCGAAGACATCCAAGAAGGTGAGCGAGCCCGAGCCGGACGAAGACGACGAGGATGAAGACGAGGAAGACGGGGACACCACCGAAATCCTCGGGCTGAACGTGTCGGCTGACAACGACGAGGACGACGAGGACTAGCTCCAAGTCCAAAACTGAGGGCTGAAAGATGGTGGAATACACGACGATTCACAGGCTTCGTCAGGAAGGCTTTGCACAAGCCGACCTCCCAGAAGCGGACGCTTTGAGGCTGATCCGGGAAGCCTCCGAAATCTTGTCCGACGTGCTCGGACAATGGTTCGTTCCTGTACGAAGCCAGAAACGTCTGGACGGGGACGGTTCTTCAATCTGCTACCATCCGAACCGTATCCCCATCCTTGAAGTGATTTCGCTCGAAGAGGATTATACTGCCGACGTGTCCGGGGATTATATGCCGTCGCGAATGGATATCCTCGTTGGAGGAGCCGATCGTACGTCATTCCCGCCGGACGACTTCGTAATCAGGGGTCGGTTCGTAGAACTCCTCTATGCCCGATTCTTTCGTGGTAGAGGGAACGTGGTCCTGGACGCCTATACAGGCTGGATGGATTGGTTTGATCAGGAGTCCAGGAGCACGACTCTCAGAAAGGTCGAAACCGATATCACGACGGCAATCAATTACGATGGGACGGAGGCGATCGTCACAAGCCTGAACGACTTCGATCTAAGGGACGTCCTCGTGTTCGAGAAAAACGATACCACGAGGGAGGTCCTTGGTATGGCGATCGTCAACGGAATCGAGACAGGAACGAGCAAGCTGCAATTCGACAAGCTGAAAACCAAGAACAAACAGCAGCTTCCCATCGGAACGAAGGTCGTCACATTCGGGGCGGTTCCACGTTTAATCGAGCGAGCTACCATCTTGATCCTCAAGAAACTCCAGCACAAAATCAACAGTGAAGAGTACGACGAAAGATTGTTTGGGGAAAAGCTGAAAAGCGAGAAGACGGATCGGTACTCTTACACTCTCTATGGAGGAGCCGACGGTGGAGGCGTCGGCATCACTGGCGACTCACTCGTTGATTCGCAGCTCTCCAAATACACCGAGCCTCCTTATGTGGATCTATCCTGATGCCGATTCCTATGCGAATGAATCCGGTTCCCATCGAACTGGTCCTGATAGCAAAACAGGGTCGGTTCACAGGGAAAGACAAGCCAGCTATAGATCCAGTCTATAGACGGCCAAGGGGTCGGAAGATATATCATGGGACGAACACAGCTGCAACCCTGAAGATCAATGCCCAGATCGTATACGACAGGCAAGAAGATAAGGTTCCAACCGAGCTCGGCGATTCGCCTATAACGTCTGGGCATATCACGATGAGGAAGCGTGATTACGATGCCCTGACGAATCCAATAATCAAGGGCGACCTCGTCGTGAAGGTTGACGACCACGATATTGATCCACCTTACGAAGTATCTCAGGTTCTTCATGGTGGATATCTTCGTAGGAAGGCGAATCTAATGCTTATATACTTCGAGCGAACCCTGGAATTCACAGGGAGTCCATAATGAGCCTGATAAAGACAGGCGATTGGGATAAGCTCAACAGATTCCTGACCGTTCCTTTGCTGACAAAGACCATAAACAAGTTCGCAGAGGTCGGCACGAAACGGGCAGGTCTACTCGTTGTCAGGAATATTCGGATGAAGATGCGGTCTGTATCTTCGCCACCGAATTCGCCAATAACGGTTCGCAGAAAAGGAAGTACGAAACCTTGGATAGACGAAGGCGATATGATCAGGGCTGTCACAAGCATTCATATCGCTCCTCTGCAAATATGGGTCGGCGTTCCAGCTGGTAAGACAGACAGAGAAACTGGAATGTCGCTCGCAAGAATAGCAAGGGTTCTCGAAGGCGGTGAAATCGGCGCAGAGCCGAAGGCGACTGTTATTAAGCCGAAAGGGGCTCGCGCTCTATTTGTACCGTTGAAGAGAAGGGTTAGACCAAAAGATCCAGGTCTTGAGTATGGAGAGGACTTCATACTCGTTCAACGTGTTCGAATCAGGCCTCGTCCAGTGATTGGTCCTGCCGTAAAAGAAAGCAAAGAGGCAGTCCTTAAGATCTACGAGGAATCCGTAGCAGCTGGAATGAGGGCTCTGTTAGGTGTCCGCTGATGCCGACTCGCTATCTTAGGATCGCAGACATTCAACCGTCCCATCTTGTTTGGGATGAGACGAAGGTAGATCTATTCCGTGGAAGATATGCTGTCATTATCCCGACCGACGAGAACGGCGAACCGTCATTCGGTTCGGAAGGAAAGTATAGGGCATCACAAGAAATTACATTCCCGAATATGATCATAAGGGCATTGACCTCACTATGGTCCTTTGAAGAACACGTTGGATACGAAAAGGACGAGGATGGGAATGACCTTGGAACGGTAGACTACCAGCTGTCCGTTGATGGTGGAACGGTCTGGCTTTATTGGAACGGTTCATGGACGACGGCAGGGGCAAACGATTGGTCCAATGAATATGACGTGCAAGACAATATCGCGTCCCTCATTTTCACGGCAGGGATTAAACAAATCAGGGTCAAGGCAAGATTGAACCCTGACTCGGATAACCTGTCCAGTCCTACACTATACGGGATCGCAATCCATCATGAGCTTGATTTCACCCCAGAAGAGGACGTTGTCCGTTCGCTGTTCGCTCATTTGAATAATATCCTGACGATCGAGACTGAAGTGAAGATCGAGCTTGGAACGAATGCACAATCGTTCAAGCCTCCAATCGATCCTGAGATTATAACCGTTCTCGGCGTCTGGAACGAAACCAATGACCCTGGACGCCTGACGAATCTATATCTTTCGCTCAACAAAACATTGATCCAGACGAAGGAGACGGGCGAAAAGATATACGATCAGCAAATCAATATGACTGCATCACAAACGGCAGGAGATACCATTGTCGCACGTCTTAGGATTCATATCGATCTGTATATCGCCCCTGATGCCGATTATATCATCGGCGAGATTCCAAAGATCACAATAGAGGTCGGGGATTTTACCGAGGATATGGATTTCAGAAATGACGGCAAAAAGATTGAAAAGAATAAGGCAAAGAGTAAAGCCAGGATCAGGAAACAGCCAAAGACATACAGAATGCCCGTCAGGGTCATTTCCTATTCGCCGGATGAATTATTGGCTTCGGAAATCAACAGAGCGGTCAATAGAGTACTGACCGACAAGCATATCGTTTCTCTCGCAACGTCCGAAGAGCTTAAGATCGTAAACGAAGCGGATGAAGCGAGGGCGAATGTAATACGAGAAGACCTATCGGCAAAGATATACGAAGCGTCAATAGTCTTCCAGGATCCAATCCTGGATGGAGAGTACGAAGAGGTCCCGTTAGTAGAGACGTTCACCACGATCATTGATCAAGGAGGAGCCAGATGAAGGTCAGGAACAATACGAACGGCGACCTTCCTCTTACGTTCGTGGACGGTCATACCATCCACCTGAGCCGAGGGGAAATCAGCCGGGAATTGGAGGAGGCGGAAATGATCGACCCGTTTTTCGCCAAAGCTCTCCACAACCGAAGGGTCGTTCAATATACCGAGCCCGTGAAGCAGGAAGAACCGAAACCTGCTCCCGAGCCGGAACCGGAGCCCGAGCCGATCGCCGTTCCGGAACCCGAAGAAGAGGAGCAGGAAGTGGAGCAGGAAGAAGCTCCGAAAAAGAAGGGCTCCAAGAAGGGTTCCAAGAAGACGATCCGGCGCGGACGTTCGGAAGAGTAGATTCGATCTGCGAGACGGCATGGATTGGAGAGATCGGTGATAGTATCGTGGGCTGAGATTAAACGATTGCCCGATAGACTTTGTATAGACCTGAATTGGAGAAGGTAAGATGCCGGAACTTCATGTCGGGCTGAACATGGAGGAGCGTTTCGACAATCCTCCAACCATCGAAGGCGTCCCGGTCTCCGTTGGAGGCATGGTCCTTCGAACCAGAAAGGGGGACACGAACAAAGCGATCTTCGTGACCTCCTGGGAGGAATTCGAGCGGAAGTGCGGATCGTTCTACGGAGGGTTCGTGGGACCGAAGCACGTCCGGGGATTCTTCGTGAACGAAGGTCGCTCTCTCTGGCTGTCGCGAGTGCTCAGGCCGGAGGTTTTCGCAACCCTGACGACCGACTCGGGAACGTCGGAAATCGTCTGGACGGCGAGGCATCCGGGAGCGGAGGGGAACAGCATCCGCATCAAGCTGACCGATCCGGGCGGAGCAAGTCAGCCTCTGGGAGTGACGGTCACGCCGACCGTCGGTGGATACGACATCGACGTCTCACTCGCGACCGACGGTGGAAGCGCGATCATCTCAACGGCAGCTCAGGTCGTCGCCGCAGTCAACGCTCACCTCACCGCTCTGCAGCTCGTCGTCGCAAGCGGAACAGGAGCTGGCGTCGTGACCGCACAGGGTCCCACGAACCTCGCGTCGGGCTCGGGTCCTGCGACTTCCGATTCCTGGGAATTCGATTCCGATCAGGGTTCGCACTCGGTCAAGATCGCAGCTCGAAACCCTGGAGCATGGGGAAACGCTCTGGAGTACACGACGCTCAAGGCGTCCACGACGCTCGCAGCTGCAGCTTCGGGCGCATCCACCGAGGTCCAGGTCAATTCGATCCGTGATTTCGAGATCGGCGACCTGGCGATCATCGAGGAAGGCGCGAACCTTCAATGGTTCGTCATCTGGCAGATCGACACGGTCAACAAGAAGCTCAAGTTCAAGTCCAAAAGTCTGGCGTCCTACACGACGGCAGCTGTGGTCAAGACCGCGACGACCCATGCCTGTTCCACGGTCATCACGTCGGCACTCGCAAGCGGAGCGACTCAGGCGACCCTGAACAATGCCTCGGGAGCAAGGGTCGGAAGCCTGATCCACATCACCGACGGCACGACCGACGTCAACGTGCTCGTGACGCAGGTTTCGGGGAACGTCATCTTCTTCGCCGCGATCACGCTCGGCGCACCGATCCCGGCCAATTCACCCGCAACCTCCTTCGAGTTCGATCTCACGGTCCAGGACGATGTCGGCGCATTCGAGACGCATCCGCAGCTCTCCATGGAACCGACGAACGCCTTGAACTATGTCAACACGAGACTGTCGGGCAAGGCGAACAAGAGCGAGCTCGTGGAAGTCTTGGACCAGAACCCGTCGAACAGTCCGGCATTCCTGAACCTGCCGTTCCCCGTGCAGAACGTCGCTCTGGCCTTCGGGCTGGACGGCGAGACGCCTCAGGACTCCGACTACATCGGCGTCAGCACTCCGGGTTCGGAGACGGGCATCTACAGGTTCAACGGCATCCGGGAAGTCAGCATGATCGCCACTCCCGGAGTCACGTCCAAGCTCGTGGTCGAAAACGGGATCGACTACTGCGACGCTCGTCTCCACGCCATGTATATCGCCTCGGTTCCTCAGTCGGTGGATACCGTGGAAGAGGCGATCGAATGGCGGGACTACACCATCAACATCTCGTCCATGCGAGGAACGCTCTACTTCCCGTGGATCACCATCCTGGACCCCGAAAGCGAGTACACTCTGGAACAGGATCACTCGCCTGAAGGATGGGTGATGGGAGTCTGGTCCAGAGTCGCCGCAGACAGGGGGACGCACAAAGCTCCGGCGAACGAAAGGATCAAGGGTCTGGCCGGATTGGTCACCGACGACAAGACGGTGGACTGGGACGATGCCTCGCTCCTGCTCAACCCGAGAGGCGTCAACATCATCCGGAACTTCCCGGGATTCGGCATTCGGATCTTCGGGGCAAGAACCCTGCTCGTGGAGAGCAGACCGCAACAGTTCATCCACGTCATGCGAACGACCATCTTCGTGGAAGAGAGCGTCCTGGGCGACTCGATCTGGATTCCGTTCGAGCCGAACAACGACGACCTCAGCGAGGACGTCTACGACATGATCCAGGGGTTCCTCTACGACCTCTGGAAGGATGGCGTGTTCGTGCCTGAGGACAATTCCGATCAGGCGTTCTACGTCTACACAGGGTCGGGAATCAATCCTCAGGCTCAGCGTCAGGGCGGAATCTTCAAGGTGAAGATGGGATTCAACGTCGTGGGGACGGCCGAAAAGGTCCTGTTCACCGTGACGAACATGAGGGGACAGCGTTCGATCGAGGAACAGTAGGAACGGTCGGCGTCGTAGTCCAAAACCAAAAACTGAAGGACGTTTCCTTTTGAAGGAGGATCGGTCATGCCTCACGTTTTGTCGGTTCCTGGAGCCGGACAGAAGGCCGGACAGCGACTCGATCCCTACGTCGGATTTCGCTTTCGCGTTCTCTGCGTCGGGATCAGGTCCTGGAGGGCTGGATTCCGGACGATCGAAGGTCTCGAGGAAGAAAGCGAGGTCGTGGAGTACCGAGAAGGTACCGACCGAATCACCAAGAAGCTTCCCGGGATCTACAAGGCGACGGAGCTCGTTCTCTCCAGGGGGAAATCGCGGTCGAACGACCTGCAAATCTGGAGAGCGCAAGTGGAGCTCGTGCAGAAGCAAGGGCAGTATCCCGCGCTCGCATTCCGCAGAACCCTCAAGATCCAGCTCATGGACGACTTCAACAGACGTCTGAAGGGCTGGACCTATTTCGAGTGCTGGCCGAGCAAGCTCAGCCATCCGACGCTCGATGCGGGTTCGTCGGACGTCTGGATGGAATCAGCGACCATCCAGAACGAGGGCGGTCTGCCCGATCCGCTGGATCTGCGTCCGGTCTAAGGAAGGACCGGAACTAACATACCGAGACGGTTGACTGTTGACTGAAAGGAAGAAAAGATGAACGAGGAGCACGGTACGGAAATGGACCAAGGAGCAGAGGAAGAAACCAAAGCTCCCGAGGTCATCCCGGCGTTCAGCAGCTTGGACGATGAGAAGATCGACTTCGAATTGCCCGTCGGCTCGTGGGATCTGGCCGGAAATTACTACAGGAAGGTTCAGATCAGCGAGCTCGGTCCCAAGGTGCGAAGGAAAATCGGTAGGCCGGACATCCTCAACCATCCTGGGAAACTGACGACCCATTCTCTTGCTTTGGTGCTCGGATTCCCTCACTACCAGTTCGCCGACGAAAAGCAAGAGAGGAAGGTCTTGGTTCGGTCCATGTACTCGGCGGACCGTTCCGCTTGCGTTCTCGCAATCAGGAAGGTCACGAAGGGCGAAGACTCGGAAATCGTCCAGCGTTCGGAATGCGGTTTCTGTGGGAATCGGGTGGACATCTTCACCGCACCGAGCGAGATCAAGACCGTCCGGATCGAGGACACGGGATACAAGAAGGACGACACGCTCAAGGAATGGGTCCTGGTCGTGGAGGCCTTCGGGCATACGGCAAGGCTGAAACTCGCAAGGGGATTCGAGGAAGAGGGATTGTCGGTGGACCAGATCAGGAACATCAACGATTCCTCGATGGCTGTCCTTGCAGCTTGCACGATCGATTTCGACGGTGATCCCGTGGACTTCGAGTTCTACGATCGCCTTCGTACGAAGATCAGCGACGCCATCATGGACCAGTTCCTGGACAATCAGCCTGGACCGGATGTCTTCAGTTCGGTGCGATGCAATTCCTGCAACAGAACGTTCGACTATGGGGTTGACCCGTCGGATTTTTTGCTTCCGAGTGCGGGACAGCGTCGCTTCGGGAGACGTGGAGGGAGATCGCGGAATTAGGTCACATCTACAAAGGATGGTCCTATCGTGAACTCTGGGCGATGACCGATGCCGAGCGGAAGTTCTTCATGGACTATGCCGTTGAACGGTCAGAGGAAATCGCAAGGCAAATGAAAGAGAAATAGATGGCCGGAATCGGAACAGCTTTGGGACTCGGGGTCGTACTCTCGATGGTCAATAGGCTGTCGGGTCCAGCTTCAGCTGCGTCGGCATCAATGCAGACGTTGTCTATGGCGACCGACCGTGCGACCAGAGCACAGCTCCGAATGGAAGTCGCGGCGAGGGCAGGAAGGGTAGCTCTCATCGGGGCAGCTGGCGCATCTGTGGCTCTCGCACTCGTGACCGCCGAAGCTGCTCGTTTCGAAGAAGGAATGAAACGAGTAGAGGCCATCCTCGTCCCCACGACAGGGGAATTGAAGGCGTTGACTGCAGCTGCAGTTGAAGCAGGAATCAAGACCAGATGGAGCCCGACTCAGGCGACAGAAGGTCTAAAAGAACTCGCGACAGCTGGCTTTACGGCAGGAGAGGCGACAGCTGCCTTGATGCCTGTCTTGGACCTTGCTACAGGTTCGCTCGGCCAGCTCGGGGTCGCGGGAGCTGCCTCAGCTGCAGCTGCAGGAGTTAGGGGATTCGGCTTTGAAGCCAAAGACACAGCGAAGGTCGTTGACATTCTGCTCAGATCAACACAGCTGACCAATATCCAAGCCAGAGACCTTCAAGTGATGCTGGCTCGTGTCGGTGGTAACGCGAAGGCGATGGGACAGGAATTCGAGCATACCGTCGCGATCCTCGGTGCTCTGCGGAATACAGGGGCAGAGGCATCTGTCTCGGCGACTACACTTCGATCGGCGATTCGTGCCCTGATGCAACCGAAGGCGACGGCAGAGCTGCAGAAGCTCGGCCTATCTGCTACGGATGCAAACGGGAATTTCAAAGACATGGCGACGCTCATGTTTGAGATTCAGAATGCCCTTGGGAAAACGACAGAAGAACAGAGGGCATTGTCGCTCATGACATTGTTCGGCGCACGAGGCATGAATGCCTTCAATGCCGTCGTCGCTATGGGTCCTGAGAATTTCGCAAAGCTGGAAAACGAATTGAAGAACGCATCTGGAACGGCAGCTAAGTTCCGCGAAGCTGTCTTGGAACCATTGATCGGCCGACTTGTGCTGATGATGGGTTCAATTCAAACGCTCGCAATGAGACTCGGTTCGCCGCTCCTCGGTCCATTGAAGATGGCTGTTTCATTCTTCACGAAGATATTGAACGTGCTAATCACGCTCACGATGTGGTTCCCGAGAACGACGAAGGTGATTATGCTCTTGGTCGGAGCTGTCGTCTTCTTGACAGGACTCGTAGGAACCGTCCTTGTGCTCGGTTCTGCCTTTATGAAATTGAACCTTGCTCTTGGACTGGTAACAAAGGCGAAGTTCGCGTATCTCGCGATCTCCAAGCTTATATTCGGCATTGAAGGAATGACAAGGGGAGCAGTCCTCGCGTCTATATTCGCCGAGAAGCTCAGGCTGACGCAAACAGACCTGACGAATGCAAAGATGAAGATCAGGATCTGGCTTGAACGTATTCTCGGCATCGGTATTTCAAAGAACACTTCTATCACCTATGCAGCTGTCTCGGCAGCTTGGGCAAAGAGGGTCGCGACGATTGGAAATAATGTCGCGCTCGGAATCAATAATACATTGACGAGAATAAATTCGATGTTGAAATGGGGGAACATCAGGGCGTCTTTTGGACAGGCAAAAGCTGCGATCATGGGATCAACGGCAATGAAGGGAGCTGCAGCTGCATCCGGAATATTCACCGGAGCGATTCGAGGCATGACAGCTGCGATGCTGGCGAATCCGATTCTATTGATTATAACGGCGATCATCGTATTCACGATCCTGCTCGTGAAGGTTGCAAGGGCATTCTGGAACGCGAAGGGTTCAGCTCAAGCGTTCTATGGAATTCTATTGGTATTGATGTCGCCGATAGGATGGCTGATAATCGCCGCGAAGATATTCGCTTCTGCATGGCAGCAAAACCTCGGCGGAGTTCGTGATGCCTGGAAGTCCATGCGAAAAGCAATCAGCATGATCTTCGAGCCTCTCGGCCGACTATTCAATGCAATGAAAGGCGTCGGTCCGATGGGCAAGCTGTTCAAGTCGGTCATGACCGTTGTTATGATGCCTTTCGCTCGTGCGTTCGAGTTGATCGGCGTCGCTGCTACGGTCGTCGGTGCAATAGTAGAAATCGTCGTACAGGAAATTGAAGCTGCATTCGCTCCATTGACCCCAGTCGTGGAAGAACTCGGCACAGCTTTCGACGAGCTCGGTGTCGCGGTCTTTGGTAGAGGCGGAGCGAACGTCGGCTTCTGGAAAGCATTCGGGACGGTCGTACGATGGGTCGTGCGAAATACCCTGGAACCGCTCGCCAAGGTTATATCATGGATCATAAAGGGAATCACATGGATGACTCGTGGGGTTAAGGCTCTGGTCGATCCACTTGTCAGGGTTCGTGATGCTATCGTTGATATATTGGACAAGGGAATTGGGACGGTCAGCGGGATCATCGGTACAGTCGCAGGAGCTATCGGGCTTCAGCATGGAGGCATCGTAACGAGGCCGACTGTAGCTGCACTCGCAGAAACAGGAAGGCCGGAAGTCGTGATGCCCTTGCCGAGCGGTCTTGGTCCTGGAGATCTAAAAGATGTGTTCGACGCGATCAAACGAGGGGAGCCGACAGGAGCTGCTCCAGCTGCAGGAGGCGGACCAGTTCGTGTCGTGATTGAAAACCGCATCTTCTTGGATGGTCGCGAAATCCGAAGGTATCAGCGCGAGCTTGATGACTTGGATATGGCTCGCGCCTTCGTATAGGTGAGCAATGAGTAACGGCGACTCTGCAAAGTATTTCGGCGAGGTCCGTTCTGCTATCGTCCAGAAGGGCGATGACAGAAGGCGTGGAATCGCAGGGAACAGGGAGGGAAGAGATTCCCAGCCATCCAGGATTCAAACTAAGATGATCCTTCGGGACAATGATAACCTGGAGGATTATATTGAAGTAGATTACAACCCGACGATCTGGCCTTTTGAAGCGAAGGTAGAGTATAACGACAAGACCATCATCGGTGGACAGGATGCTCTGGAATTCAAGAGCAGGAAGAACGAAGATTTCACACTTGAATTTCTGTTCACCGACTTCGGTTCGCATACGCCGAAAACACAATTCAAACAGACAACGGAATGGAAATTGTCGTGGCTGGAATCCAAATCAAAATCGAGCATACATTATGACGAAGAATCAAGTTCATTCGTCAATGCCCCGACGGTCTTGATGCTGGAAAGGGCATTGAACACAGACCGCGTCGTAATCGTGAAACTAGCTTATAAAATCGAACTCTTCAATAGTGTCTGGCAAGCTCAACGAGCCAGAGTGCAGATCACCTTCAGGAAAGTCTTTCAGCGCAGAAAGCGGAAGGGCGGATCAGGTCGGAGGAACATTTAATGGCGATCTTTGAAGGTTCACGGTATGCACTCGGCGAGAACGGTGAAAAGATCACCGCGAGTCGTCTTACCATAAACGGCAGGACGATTACATTCTTGCATGACCGACGTGTCTATACCGAAAAGGATATGAGGGAAGCGATTCAGGTCTACCAGATCGAAGTCGGTGACCTGCCTGATCTCGTGGCGTTCATCCATTCAGGCTCTTCGGTCAAATGGTTTCTGTTCGCAGACCTGAACAAGATGTTTTATCCGGACGATGAAATGGACCAAGGCAGGGTCATTCTGATGCCGAGCCTTACAGACTTCAGAGCGGTTTAATGCAGGAACATTTCCAAGCAAAGGTCTACATTGATGGGCAGGAGCTGGAGCAGCTCGGCCTTCCGGATTCCATATTTGCTGTAGAAGTGATGCAGGACGAATTCAAAAGCGATATGGCGATCGTTGATATATGGAATAGGCAAAAGATATTCACGGATGCAAATATATTCCGCAATCGTGCAAGGATGGATGTCTGGATTGGTAGGGGCATCAACCTCACGCTCGCAGGATCATACATACTGCAGAAGCCTCAATGGGGTTTCCCGGAGCGTGATGCGCCGACGATTCGCCTGATCGGTTTTGATGATACGATCCTGTTGAAAGAAAGGGGCGAACGTAGAAGGACGTTCCGCAATTCAACCGATTCTGAAATCGTTTCGCAGGTCGCCGCTGAATATGGCCTGACGACTGACGTGGAGGCGACGCAGGAAAGGCGTGAGCAGGAAGTACAGCTAAATGAAACCGATATCAAATTCCTTTGTCGTCTTGCGAAGCGGAATGGATATCTGCTCTATACGGAAAACAAGGTCCTTCATTTCCATCCGATAAGATACCAGGACACGAACTTGATTCTTACTTATGGGGATGGTGAGAACCAGCTCGTAGACTTCTGGCCTACGAAAACACTGATTGATTCTGCTGGGAATTTCATTTCTACATTTCTGGACAAGGATCTTGGAACGGTCTTGACAGCAAGGTCAGCGAACGTCCCAGATGCCGTTGATCTACAAGACCAAAGGAAGAATCCGACCTCAAAGGGAGTGTCGAGTATTATCCTTCAGCGTCCTACGAAATACATTGACCCGATAGACACGACGTTCGATCTGTCTACTCATCAGGGTCTTGCGAATAGGTTGCAACAGAGGGATTCGTACTTGATCGGTGGATACGGAACTGCTCATGGGAATCCTGGAATAAAAGCAAGGCAGGTCGTGACCATTGATGAAGTCGGCCATCTATCAGGGCAGTATTACATTCGCTCTGTAAGCCATCGTAGAACCGAAGCAGAGGGATTCATGTCTTCGTTCTTTGCTGTCAGGGCAAGGGTAGGACAGCAGAGAAGGCTCACTCCGCAAGAGACAGGGGCAGAGTCTACGTCACCTGCTAATCCTGGACAAGAAGTCCAGCCTACGATCATAGAGGCATAGGATGAAACGATACTTTGGAAAATATAGTGGAACTGTCTTTGACAATAATGATCCGAAAGGAATCGGTCGTGTCAAGGCGTTCTGTCCTGCCGTTGGATTCGTTGAGTTCCCTACGAATTGGGCGAGGCCTTGCTATCCATTCCCAGGATTATGGTCTCCGAATACTGGCGAAAAGATATGGCTTGAGTTTGAGGCAGGAGACCCGAATACACCGATCTGGACTGGTATCTTTTATGGAGCTCCAGGGGGAACGTCCGAGGCTCCACAAGGTCAGCAGCTCAAGACAGATTTCATTTTGAAAATACTCGGCCAGCTATTAGCCGAGGCGACTGGAAATTGGGAAGTCAAGGCTCTTCAATTCATTATTGATTCTGCATCGATCAAGCTTGGAAAGACAGCTGTTGAAGGCTTGATTAAGTCGAGCTTCGGGAATATAAAATATAACGCTCATCAACATACCGTGACGGCAGTAGGAAGTCCAACCGGACCTCCACTTCCGCCAAACAATTTCCTCCCCGCGACGGATGCGACGCAGAAAGTGAAAGGCGAGTAGCATGGAACTGATGGACTTTCTGAATGGGGACGGCAAGAATCAAAAGGAGAAGTTCCTCCGGATTTTCAGAGACATGAATTCGGAGTCGTCCCCAAAGCTTCTCAAACAATTAACCGATCGGATTCGCAAGCAAAAGAAACGGCTGAATCACACAAGGAGCAGGGAAGCTGCTCTGAAGGACAAGCTGTCTGGTGTCATGGAAGCGATTTCAATCGCAAAGGAGATAAACCTCTCCGGTGACACCATCTCTGTCCTCGAAGGATGGCGGGATGAGCTGTTGGAGATGCTTGACAAGGTCGAATGTAAGAAGGTCGAGGACAAGGTTTCCGACCTCGTCAAGATCAGGGACCGTATCGGGAAACGGTCTCCGTTCCTGGAACTCGTGTTAGGTGTCCTTGAAGATGGCTCAACTGAATCGTGAAACCCTCGGGCGGGGATTCAAATTTCCTTTCCGCATCGGCGGGGATTCCCTGTCGCATGACGGTCCGGAGCAGTCTCGCTATGAACAGCACGTCATAGAGGGAATCCAGCAGATCATGCTCGTGCAGAAACGTTCGAGGCGATACGACCGGAACTTCGGGAGTCGTCTTTTCGAATTGCCCTTTGAGGAATTAACCCGGAGTCCGGGTCTTGCAGTTCAGTTCGTACGTGATGCGATGGACCAGGAGCCAAGGGTAGACACGCTGAACGTATGGACAAGGGTGAACGAAGACAAGAGCGAACTCCATGTCAACCTGGATGTCCAGTTCCTTGACACGTCCAAGACGGCCAATCTTGTATTTCCATTCTATAGAAACGATCAGGGTCGGCCTTCTTTGACCGAGGTTCGGGTCACGATAAATTAGAGGAGCGGATAAATGACAACCTATCCCATTGACCATACAAGCCGAGACGAAGAAGGCATCAAGGAAGAAATGGTTCGGCGGAAACCGCTCATCACCCCTGAGTGGACCGACGATAACCAGAACGACCTCGGCATGGCTCTCATGGACGAGATCGTCGCAGCTCTGTCGGTCCTTCATTTCTACGCTGACAAAGCTGCTATGGAAGCCTTCGTCGGTGATGACCGAGTAGGATGCGTCAAGCGGGAAAGTCTCCAGAAGATATTTTTCTTCTGGAATATCCCAGCTGCTAACCCTGCAACAGCTGTCCTCAAGTTTTCCATCAATGCTACACTCGGCCAGGACGTCGTCATACCAGCTGGAACTCAGTGTCAGACGCAGTCCTCTTCGTCTCCTGTGTTCTTCGAGACAGCACAATCGCTGACCCTGGATTATGAGCTACTTCTGTCCGATAGCGATGGCTCGGATATCCTGTCCGTGAATTCGGCAGGGTATGAGGTCGGCCAGCTCGTGGAGATCGGCGATAACGATACGTCTCCAATTCAGCGAACCATTATTGCAAAACCGACTTCAACGCAGATTCGGTTGGACTCGAATGTCCCCGTAGGATATACCGTTGCTCAAGCTGGATACGTTTCGGCCTTGACAGGAACCGTGGACGCGATCGAAGGCAAGACCGTCACGGAAGCCTTCTTGAATTCGGATGGGACAAAGTTCCAGCAAAGGCGTTCCGCTTCCAAGAGGCTGATCGACAATACGATCGAGATGGTAATCAATGAAGGCTCAGGCGACACCGTCTGGACAGCCGAGGAAACATTCTACGACTCTGGACCGACCGACGAGCATTTCATTTGGAAAAGAAAATGGGATGACACAGTCCTACTCACGCTCGGCGATGGTGCTCAGGGCAAGATTCCTGTTTCAGGCGCGACCATGAATCTGCGTGGAAGAGAAGGCGGAGGAGCATACGGAAACGTCGGAGCGAACGTAATCACACAAGTCAATTCGCAGATCCTGGTCGGTGGAGCACCTATCAACGTCACCGTGACGAACCCTGCAGCTGCCTCGGGTGGATCGGATAGGATGGACTTGCTGGAAGCCAAGATTCGCGGTCCTGAAATCCTCCGTACGAACGATCGGTATATTTCAAAAGCCGATTATATCGCAGGGGCGAAATCTGTGTCTGGAGTAGGAAACGCGAATGCCGTTCGCGTCACAGCTCCTGGAGTAGCATATAACGTCGCAGTCTACATCGTGCCGACTGGAGGGGGAGCTCCATCTTCCACGCTCAAGGCAGCTGTCAAGGCAGAGCTGTTGAGCAAGGGAAGCATTCGTGTCGTTCCGGAAGTGTTTGATCCTGGCTTTGCACGGATCGCACTCGGTGGAACGATTCACGTCTATTCGAACTATATCCAGAACATAGTCAAGGCAGCTGTAGAAGCTGCTCTCGCCGATTTCTTTGCCGTGAATAACCTGGAATTCGGCAAGGCAATTCGTGAGTCGGACATCGCAAGGGTGATCGATGAAGTGGAAGGCGTTGACTATGTAGACATCACGAAACTAACTTTGTATATCAAAGGAACGGATGTCACTCTGGTTCGGTGGACTGGCGATGCCGTCTTTGGCGATGTCACCGTAGGACCTGCAATCGTGAAGCAGAACTGGACTGTGACATTCTTAACCCCGAACACGTTCAACGTTCGCGGTTCTGTGTCTGGCTTGCAATCGGCGACAGGGGTTCTGGACTCGTCATACTCAAGCGACAATGGCGAGGTCAATTTCACCATCGCATCTGGAACGACGCCGATGGCAGCTCAAGACAATGCAACCTTCAGGACTGCGGATTACAGGGGGAACGTGGATGTCTTGGATAACGAGATCGCTGTCCTTGAAAAGAATGAGCTGAACTATTCGGGAGGCGGATAGTGCCCAGATACGGAACATTCAGATACGGAACAAGCTTTTATGGATCGATCCCGCTTGCAGATCGAACAGCTTCCAATCTGCAATCGCGAAGAGGCGTTGAAGGACCTCAGATCATATTGTCCTGGGACAAGCCTACGGATTACACGAACGTCACACGGATGAAGCTTCAGCGCAAGATGGGATCATATCCTACAGACGCAAACGATGGCGTCACGCTTCTGGATACTGTGGACGCATCCATCGAAACCTTCACGGACTTCCCAGAATTCGCCCCCGAGTTTTTCTATTACAAAATATTCACGGAATACAATTCAGCATGGTTTTCCACGGTCTTTGCAGAGGTCGTGGAGCTTGCACACGATACGAAGATCGAATTCCAGGATAAGTTCTTCCGAGAGCTGCCGGAAATCTATCGTGTCTTTGATAAGGGACGGTTCGGATCAAGGCAGCTGCAGCTCGCGCCGACACAGCTGGACGCACAGGAAAAGATCCTGCTCGCAGAAGACGGCCAAACGGATCAGGGCGAGCTGCGTCGCTTCCTTAAAATATTCAACATCTTCTTCAACGAGCCTCTGGCCTTGATTCGCGCAATCGCTACCAGAGACGGCCTCGGTATCATCCATGACGTGAAGAGAACCGCTCCTCAATATCTTGCCCTGATTTCAGAGCTGTATGGATGGGCATTCAATTGGGATTTGCCCGTAGATGCAGCTAGAAAAGAGGTCGTTGACCTGCCCGATACTTACAGGAAGAAGGGTAGGAAGGACGTCACGGAACAGTTCATTAACAATATCCTCACAGGACATACCGTCTCGATCATCACGCCAGACGAGGTCATAGACCTCAACGGATATCCGAATGGTTTCTTGGATACTACCGACTTGATCGGGGAAGTTGATTGGCTGACAGCACTCAGTCGGTTCTATGTCTTTGCAGATATCAACGATGCATCTACGATCGGTTTCAATAAGATCGCAATCAATGTCATTCCAGGGGCGACCATTAAATTAAAGTCGTCTCAGATAGTAAAGACCGAAAATGTGATCGATGACTTCTTCAATATCTTGGACGATGTCTATATCTTTGTTCATGAGACGTTCAATTTAACTTATCCAACAGACATCACGACGGCGGGTCAGGCATTCCTTACTCCTTACTTCCCGCTTCCGAATCCGAATCTGCTTCAGGCATTCGGCCATTTCGGAGTCGGTGGTGGAATCGAATTATGGGACGAGACAGGACCGCCGACCCCTTCGGCCAGTCAATCAAGGCTCGTACAGGAAAGGTATAGAGCCATTCCAAGGAATATCGTATTCCTTGACGGGTCAGACAACCCGACGCTGACTGCTACAAAGAAGGTCCTCTTACGATGCTTCATGGACCTTGAAACGTTCACGTCTTTGTATTCCAGGGAGGCTGGAATCTTTGGAAATGATTCCGGGCCGACAAAGGATAGTGGAACCTTGCTAGCTGCTAAGAACTTTCCTATTAGATTCATTGATGAACGAGTCCGTTACATAGTGGATTTCAAAATCCAATTCCCGTAAGAAGAGGAGACTAAAGATGGGAGCCAGCACAGCGAACATCTCGCGGGATATGTTCAACGAGCAGAAGGAGTACAAACTCCGCATCTTTCAGCAGGGGCCGAACAAGCCTCTCGTTGATGCGGATATCAATGCGGCGATCAAGTCGCTCTACGAACAGATCCGCAGGAACCTTCAATTCTGGGGAATCGCCGGATCCCCGGATAACGGTTTCAAGGTTCAAGAATCGCTTTCAAATAACGTGAACAATTTCACGCTCAAGGGAGGCGATGGAACGGCGGATGGTTCTGGCCGTCTCTATCTGGTCGGCCATCTTGCCCTTCTGTTCGCAGACGTGGAATGGGACACGAATGGAAGCGATGCACAGTACATCCACGACCGTTCAACCGGATTGACAGCGACCGTTCTTTCCTACTCGGCTGGGAATTGGAACGTGAACGAGCTGGCCGGAAGGACGCTCTACCCGAATACGAACGTAGGGACAGGGTTCCCCATCGTTTCGAATACACAGACCACGATCGTGATCGGTTCGGGCGATATGACGACGGTCGCTCAAGCCAAGGATTTCTTCAGGGTAGACCCGTCAACGCCTTCGGCTCCAAGAACGGACATCGTCTACTTGGATATTTACCTTGACGAAGTGGATTCAAGCGAGGATTCCAACCTTCTGCATCCGCTTTCGGGCGGATCATCGTTCGAATCCGCAGTCGTCATGAGGCTCAGGCATATCGTCAGGGTCAGGGAAAACAGCACGACGGTTCCAACGAGTCCATTCACGGATGCCGACTCGAATATCCATTATTACGTCAAGCTCGCAACCCTGACTCGGGATGCAAACAATACCATCACGGCAGCTGAAATCAGCGACGACGTAGCAAGGGACATCATTTCGCTCGCAGCTCTCAGGGCGGAAATCATCGCAGCTCGCGGTTCCGCGCCGAATCTGGATGCGAGGCTGGACGTGTCGTTGAAGGAAAGCGGAGTTCTGCAAGACGGCATCATCGTGGATATCATGGTCAATGCCTTGGCCGATATCGCCCAGAGCAAGATCAGCGAGTCGGCTGTCTACGATGATAACTTCGTCGGCGTTCCCAGCGATCTGGAGGACGACCTGAATCAGGTCAGGACCGAGATCAAAGAGGCGAAAGGAACAGCCTCTTGGACGACAGCTCCGACACGAGATATGGAGACATTGAATACGGACCTTTCGGCTGTCGAGACTGAGCTGCTGAATGCCCGTGGAGCATTCCCGACAGGCGAGCTGGATGATAGGCTGGATGTTTCGCTCAACGAAGATGGTACACTCAAGGCGTCGGCAATCTCTCCCGCCTTGCCGAAGCTAGCTGCCGAGCCTTCCATGGTTTTCTACCCTGTGAATGCCGATCCATATCAAACATATCGTCTGCATCAATTCCGTGGGATGTTCGCAGGAGATTACCAGACAGGAGCGAGGAGCGGTCCATATACTGACTATGGATTGGACTTCGTCACTGCACTCGCCTATCCACTCGACGTGAATTTCCCGAACCTTTCGCCAGGACCGGGAAGGCGAGACAACGATCCGAATCACGGCCTCGGTCCTCAATTCGCATGGTATTTCGTATATCTGATCGGCAAGGCAAGCGGAGAACGTGCTCTGGTCTATTCGACTTGGGCAAGGCCTCCATGGACGGTCGGTCCACTCTTGGATTCTTCGGTATACGATTTCCCTGGGAATGGCTGGAGATACTGGAAATTCATCGCAGCTGTGCGGAACCTTTCCGACACGGGATGGGAACTGATTCAGATCAGGAAGATCGGCAATCATGTCGAATATGAAATCGGCCATCGTGCATTCGGTCATGGAACGTTCGGAGACTCAGGATGGCAGGATGCGCTCATTTCGGTTCGCGTTCCTCCGACAGCGATGCGAATCAATGTAGAATGCTGGGTTGAGGGCAGAAACGGAACGCAAGACTTCCTTCTGCGTCCACCGAATCCGGCAGCTCCTTCACTCGGTATTCCAGGACTCCATGAACCTGCGAATTGGCCTCCGCCTCCACCAGAAGGTTTCGGTCTGGAATGGAAACTCAGAGCGTCGTCGTTCGCAGTATCTCCAGGACCATTGTTCTGGGATAACTCGGTTGGATGGGTCGATTTGAACAATGTCCAGGAAATCGGCTATCGGCATGTCGCATCGGGAACCGATCACAATGCCTACATTGACATTCACGGATACGAAGAATGGACTGACTTCGAATCGTCTGCTCCGACTTGGTAAGAGGTGAAGGTATGCCGAATGACGATGGCTCCGCGAGGAGCACAGGAAACGACCACGACAAGTTCGTGGAATTCAAGGCGGAGATCAAGACCGATCTAAAGTATCTCCGCGTTGATACGAATAAAATGCAGGAATCAATTTCTGCATTAACCCGGAAGGTCAACACTCAATGCACGGAGATCGCGGTTCTTAAGGCAAAGGTCGCCATCTATGCCGGACTGATCGCGACAGGGGTTTCCGTAATCGGGACGATCATTCAATTGCTCGTGAGGGGTTAGACCATGAAGAGCAAGATCCTAATTATTGACACCGATGAAAACATGAAAAGGATCAGGGAGGTTCTGCGGGAAGGCGGGGAAGAATGGGAAGTCCTTTTCGTTCGTGATCCAAAGGAGGCGATGAGCGTCATGCACTCAACGGACGTCGCTGTCGTTGTCTGTGGATCGAGCGTTCCTGGCTTGAATTGCACGACGCTCCCATACGAAATCAACAAGGTATTCGAGGACGTCAACGTAATCATTTTGAATATGAACGGCGAAGAAGTTCCACGGGAGCAGTTCCTCAAGAGTACTGCCTTTGATATGGTTCAGTGCGAAGGGTCGAATTGCCCCGACGACGTTGACATCGTTGAAAGCATCGAGGTCGCCGTGACCGCGAAGAGAATGCGGGATACAGGAGCTTTCAAAAAGAAACTCGTTTAAGGAGAGAAGACATGAGAAGCCTCGCACTCGTTACCCTGCTCGTCCTGTCGCTGTTCTTGGTCGGATGCCCTCCGCCCGAAAGCTACGTCAGGTCAACGGAACTCGCACTCGAGAACTCGGGGAACCTGGACTCCAACGTGGACACGCTCGCCAAGAACTATTTCCAGTTCATTTCCAAGGACACGTCTCGGCTCGTCGCCGAAGGCAAGATGACAGAGGAAGCAAGGAAAGAAGTCCTGCAGAACGTGGAAGAGCAGATGGCGAACCTGAAACAGCAAAGCCTGATCAATCGCAAGTTCTGCCTCCTCGCCCACGACTTCGTCCATGACAAGAAACTCACAATCGAGGAAGTCGTGGCAGGAATTCAAACCGTGAACAAGGCGACTCCTGAAATACTGGAGTTCATCGAGAAACTGAAGGGAGGAAACTGATGGCGGGAGATGAAGAAAAGAAAGAAGAAAGCCCGGAAGAAACCATCACCTCGGCCAAGGACTATTTCGCGCAGATGGGACTGAACCCGAACGTGGACAAGAACTCCTTCTCCGACCAGGATGCAATCGCTACCATGGAGAAGGCAATCAGCGTCCTGAAGGCGCGGAAACAGAACAGGGAAACGGCCAAAGCCATCATCCGACAGGCATGGGGAATCTTCAAGATTCTGGCCTGAAAATCCGGAACCTCCATGGAATGGCCTTTCCCTATCGTTTAACCCTACCCTAACGGAAAAGGGAAACGGGGATCGTCTAAGCCGAGGGATTCACCCCTGAAATTCGGGGGCGAACCTCGGCTTTTTCTTTCGCTTTGACGCTGAGAAAGCAAAAGGAGGGGACATGATACTGGCCGATTTGCAAGGAACGCTGGATTCGATCGCAACGATCGTAGGTCTGCTCGTGCCGATCATTCTGGTCATCCTCACCATCCTGCTCAGGCGAGGCACGATCAACAAGGAACAGAAGCAGGAGGCCGAGGAAATCATCAGGGTGATCGCCGACTCCATCGAGACGTTCAAGGGCGAGAACAAAGCTGCATCCAAGAGCCTGACTGAACTGATCGAAGCGAAGGCCTCAGGAGCGAAGGTCACGGAAACCCTGAAGGGTTATCTGGACCGATACGACCTGAACAAGTAATCGCGGAGGCCTCCTGCGCGACTGAAACCCTGCACTCCAGTCGTAAAGCCCGTCGGCGCTAGCGTTTGACGGGCTTTTATTTTCTACTCATTTTCTACTTGAGCTTGATATTTACCATGTCGTCTATATGTATATGTTCATAGACGGCAAACAGAAGGAGTAAGGAAGGAGTCCGGCAGAATGATCAATTATCGTGACGTTGAAAAGGAGAAGGAAGTCCTTGCGCTCTTGCTAAAATCCAGACGGCTGAACAAGACAGAAATCCTACAGAAGTTGAGTGCAAATACTTTCTCCTCCGAAATGACGCGGAAGATATTCGTTATTATCCGCGACCATCAGTACAAGTATTTCGCCCCGATCAACGCCGACATTCTTTTAACGAAGGTGAGCGAATCGGAAGAGGACTCGCCGACGAAAAAGAAGCTGCGTCGGCTTGTAAGAAGGCTTCGCGGGATGGACGTGTCGGCCAAGATGACCGACTATCTTGTCGAAGAATTAAATCGGTGCGAGCATTCAAGGCATATACAGCAGCTCCTCATCAACGCAAAAGATATCTTCACGCAAAGCGGGAACCCATTCATGGTTCGCGAATTCCTGGCTGACGGCATCGCGCAAGCCAGATCAACGGAACAGCACGAAGTGGAAGTCCTTGATCTGCGAGGCGACTGGAAGGAACGACTGAAGTACATAAAGAAGGCTCGACTGAATCCAGAATTCGCAAGGGGCATTGAATCAGGAATTGATAGTCGGTTCGACGACCAGACGGCAGGATACAATCCTGGAGACCTGATCATATTCGTCGCCCAGACTTCGGGCGGGAAATCTATATGTATGCAGGATCAGGCGGTCTTCATGGCTGTTGAACTCGGCAGGAGAGTCGCGTTCGTAACGAACGAGATGACAGCGAAACAGACTGCCTTCCGCATGGACTCGCGCATCTCCAGGGTTCGGCATAATAAATTCAAGAAGCCTCCTACGATGCGCGATATAGATCTAAAGAAATGGAAGACGTCTATTAAGGAGCTACGGAAGAACAGGCTAAAGATTATCGGGATGCACGATGGATGCTCGTCAGCTGCTATTGACAGCAAGTTGACAGAGATCGCGTTCAAGCCCGATATCATATTCATAGACTATATGCAAAACATGGTCCCCTCTTCTCACACTCCTCGCGACTCGCTCTCCGTTGATTGGCAACCCCAAGCAATCGTCGTTCGGGAAACGAAGAACCTTGCCCTGAAACGACGCATCCCAATCGTCTCCGCAGGACAGCTCAAACCCGAAGCCGAGGGCAAAGAAGAGCTGGAAATCCGCGATATCGCCATCTCTAAACAGGCTCTATCCCAGAATGCCGACTGCCTGTTCGCGATTATCCAAACGAAGGCCATGAGACTACGGAACCCTCCTCGGGCAAAGATTCAATTCATGAAGGTTCGCGAAGGCAAGACGCGAGAATTCATTGAGGTCATACCGAACTTCGGGTTGATCCGGCTGAATGACCCGAGCATGAAACGCAAAAAGAAAAAGAAGAGAAAGAAAGGAGAGGATTGATATGGGCAAATATAATCACGCAGAAGCATTCGCCTTGATGAAGTATAGGGACAGGGAAACGGGCAAGGTTGAAATCATTTGGAATTCAAGGGACGGCGTCACGCCTTTTATCGTGCTGAGTCAGAACGGAAATGAATCAGTTCATTTTGATTGGCAGACAGATCGAATTGACCCTTTCCATGTTCCGAGCGTCGGCGATCGTATATTCGTAGACCTTACCAGAGAGAAGGCAGAAGCGTTTCAGCGTGAACGTTTCGCTGTGAATACGAACATGGCTGAAAGGCTTCGCGCTCATTACGAAGGCATGGACGACGAGGCAATCGTCCAGAAACTGGTAGAAGACATGATGTCGCCAGGAGGACAGCCAGATATCGCAACCGTTGACGGCGATATGCGGAATGAATTCCTTAAGAAAGCAATCGCCGGGAAAAGAATCAAAACCCGTTTCGCATGAAAGGAGAGGCCGATGTGTCCGCACGATGAATTCGAAACTCTATTTGAAGATGACTTCGGCGACATCGTGGTCCGCAAGTGTAAACAATGCGGAATGATCGAAGTGAAATCAGAATGGGTTGACATCGAATACTTACGAGCAGTAATAATGGATATAGATTAAAGCAATCATAGACAGTAGGAAGTAGACACTTCACTCAGCTAGCTAGCGCTAGCTTCGTTCAGAGCAAGCTGAAGCTCTAGCTAACAGGAAGGAGCTCTTTTGAAGCGTTCTAAGCTTAGAGAGCTGAAGAAGCTAAAGAGCAGGATGAAGGGTTGCGAGCTTTGCGGAAACGCGACCACGAGAGATCGTATGGTCTTTGGTCGCGGAGCCTGTAATAAACGCATCGTCATCCTCGGAGAGGCTCCTGGACCTGAAGAAGATATGGAAGGCGATCCGTTCATTGGGAAGGCAGGAACCATTCTTGACAAGCTACTCAAGATCGCTGGCCTTGAACGGAATAACACGTTCATCATGAATACCGTTCTTTGTTATCCAGGAAGAAATCCTAATGGAGGATTCAATAAGCCGACAGAAGAAGAGATCATTCGGTGTGCTCCAAGGCTGATGAAAACCCTGTCCATCATCCAGCCAAAGCTCATCATCGTTCTGGGGAACTCTGCCTTGTTCGCGTTGAAGAACGTGGAAGGCATCAGGGCGAACAGAGGATGGGGAAAGCATAGGGAACACAGCTTCGAATCGCTGATCTATGTCTCGTACCATCCATCCGCGATAGGAAGGAACCCTGAATTCAAAGAAATGGCGAAAGAAGATTGGAAGCGGATTGGAGATCGTGTCCATGGAAAGAAACGTAGCAGGAAGAAAGCTAGAGCGTCGAAACTATGCTAAGAGCCTTAAGAAGAACGCAGATATCGAACGGATCCTGGAGTATTACAAGGTCAGGAACCTTCAGCGATCGGGCAGATACATCAACGGATCGTGTCCCCTTGACAGCCATGGAGGACCGGATCATCAACCGTCGTTCGGGATGGTAGATGAGAAGGGAACGAAGTGGAACGGATTCTACAAGTGCTGGAAATGCGGAAAGGGTTCGATCGTTGATTTCATAATGCTGATGGAAGGATGCGACTTCAGCCATGCCCTCGGCATCCTTAAAGAATTCAGCGTCGGCGGAAGCATCTATTCCCAGGGAGTCCTTGACAGGGAGATGGCTCAGCTTCTTGAAGGGCCGAAGATCGAAGGCGATGACGACGAAGAAAGCCATTACATTCCGCCGATGATAGAAGACCCAGAGTTCATAGCAAAATACATGATCAAGAATAAGAAAAGGAAGTTCGAACGGCAGGGGCTCGCACGGATCATCCAGGACTTCCAGATCGGCCTTGGATATTATCGCGGGGAACTGCAGATCATAATTCCAATCCTGAATGAGCACGGCGAATGGATGACGTTCTTTGCACAGAACCCGATAGATAACTCTGAGAAATGGTTTCCGAAGGGTTCAAAGATAGGCAAGTATCTATTCGGCCTGAACATATTTGCAGGATCGTGTCGTGAGGTCGTGGTAGCAGAAGGAATCTGGGATGCCTTGAAGATCGTTCAGTTCGGCCATCCTTGCGTCGCGACGTTTTCTACCAGCATGACAGAGGATCAAGCCGATCTCCTTGCAGAACATTTCGATTCGGTCTGCATAGCATACGACGCGGATGATGGTGGAGATGAGGGATGGAAACGTGCGACCGAGCTGCTATACCCTGAGACCGATCTGCATCGGATCAGGCTTCCGAAGGGGAAGGACCCTTGTGACTGCAATCGGGAGCAATTCTCGGCTAAATACGACCGAAAAATACCCTATTCTACTGAGTCGTGCCGATCGTCTTGAGAACATCGTGCTCCATCGTGCCCAGGATGATTTCGCGTAACTCCTTTAATACCTAACCCGAACGCGATTCTCGCTGTAGCTCGCGAATTCTGCATCGTACAGAGAAACGTTCGTATAAGTCCTTATGGCCGAAGGAAGGTCGGTCTCTCTCTAAAAACGACGACTTTAGGGTGATTTGGCTTGCGGAAGTTAAGGAAACCTAACTTTCTGCAGAATTCACCGAAATACGGAACCGTAGGGACGATTCCTATCGGTTTCAGCGAAAATACTGAACCCTGAATGATTCGTATAAGTCACGAAAAACGATATCGCCAAAAACAGCCGATTTCTCCCGATTTGGGGAACGGGCAAGGGTCGCGCAGGTTTTTTCGTGGTTTCGGTAAGTCTTGCAAAGGCAAGGACTTATAAGACAGAAATTTGGAGGCCGAGCAGGAATTTTTGATGAATATATAAGGTTATACCGTATACTGTAGGTGAAGGGCAAAGACATAAACAAAGGCAAGACCATATTGAAAGGAGATACCATGAACCGCACAGCACTCGCAGAACCGACAGACAGGATGTTCGCGCACGAACTGAACCGCATCCGTACGATGGGAGACAGGGTCGTGCAAAGACTGAAGACCATCGGCAAGGCGCGGAAGCTTTGGACGTTCGCTCTGGCCTTGGAAGCCGAGGGCAGATGGGACGACGCGAAGGAAGCCTACCGACTCCTCCGCGAGATGGGTTTCACGCCGAAGGGCAATCCGACCCGGAACTAATACCAAAAACATTCGAACCGATATTGAAGGAGATACCGATGGCCGGACCGACTGAAAACTGGAAGCGATACTTGCAGAGGGAACGGGAAATGAAATGGGGATGGTTCCGCAAGGCAGTCAAGGCAGTCTTCGGCGTCTAACATTCGAGACCGACATTCAAACCCGTACTTGAAAGGCGATACCATGAGCGACCATGACTTCTGCAGAGAGATGTTCAAACGTACCATGGAAGAAGCAAGGCAGGAATTTCTCAAGGAGGAGCTGGCCGACGTCAGCGTGTCCGGACCCTACGGGCTCGGCACGAACAGACAGTATCACGTCGAAGGATTGCCCTTCGCCGACACGCCCGAACACTCCGGCCGATACGTTTCCGCTTGCTGTAAGTGGAGCGCGAAAGGACAGGCGATCGCAAGGAACCTGGAGGAGAAGGAAGCAAGCGATAGGTTCTTCACCGTGAAGCCTTCCGCCTATCGTCCGTGGTCGGTCGCTCGGCTCCGGAGACGCAAGACAAGTCTCGAGCGGACCTTCATTCAGGCTTCCGCCTCCTTGACCGATGCGGTTGCAAAAGAGATCGACGTCGTACGGAGGGAGCTCGCAAAGAGGGCATCGTGGGCGCGGAAGCACAAATAACACCATCGGTCGGAGGGACCGACCCGTTCCTCCGGCCATCAGCAAGGCAAAACATTCGAGACCATATTTGAAAGGCAAAGACATGACAAGGGAAGAAAGGATCAACGCTCTGTTCGGCTCCCTGAAGGATCTGGAGTCTGTGCTCCGTTCCTTGCATGACGCGGAACACTACCAGAAGAACAAGAAGCTCAGGGATGCCCTGATTACTCACGGAGCCGAGGAGCTCGCCAATTTCATGGACCGTTACCTTGGACCCTGTCTGCACGACTAAACACAATCGGGTCGGCCTGACGAAAACATTGACGGCCGACCCTTCAGCTGTGCTCGGCAGAGCACGACACTGATCTTTGACAAATACGAGACCGAGCGGAACGGGAGTTAGCCTGGACCGATCGATCGGCTGGAGTAGGGGTGGACGCCTAGCTCCTTCCATGTCGCGAGACAGCAGAAGGGGGGACGGACGAAACTGTGAAAGGCTGATCGCCAGGAGGCTCCTCTGCAAGCTGCGGAGCCGAGGCAGGAAAGACGCAGGGTTCAGTCCCGGTCTTTAGCCTGAGCGCGAATACCCTCTGCCGAGGGAGATCGCAAGAAGGCTTCGCGGGGAGTAACTCGGAAACGTCATAAGGGGCGAAAGGTCAGGCTCGCCGGAAGGCGTCAGCCACCGAACCTTGATTGCCTGATTCACGGGTGATAGTGCAGTCCCGACCAAGCTCGAAAGCGCATCAGCGCAAGGGACGCGAGATGACCCGACCATAGCTCGAAAGACAGGCAGACAAGGAAACGAGCAGACGCACGAACGCGAGTGCTGTTATGTCACGTCGCCCAGAGGTCTCCGGGCCTCGTACTTGAAACAAAAACCCGGAAGTCTATTTCAAGGAATAGCCGAGAGGACCAGACATCCCCTTAAACGTGTCTGGAAAAATCGGGTCGGACTAATCCACCGACCGAAACCATATCATTCGCTCTCCCCTATCCGGCGTTCAATAAATGAAAGCCGAATAACCTTGCGTTCCCCGGATGCTCCGGTTGAACGGGACGTCGGCAAACAAAGGGACGACCGATAGGGGCAAGGGAGTATGAGCAAGCTCGCCCTTGATCAAGCGGATAGGTATCGGGGAGAGAACGGAGTAGCGGACACGCGAAGCCTGACGACGCCAGACAGATCGGTTCCGGCCGATCTGCTGGCTGGAGTGCTGTCCTGCATGAGAGCCAAGTCAGTCAGTCAAGTCATGCCCTATTTCAAAGGGCAAAGATAAACAGGAGATTCAACCATGACGAAGCTCGAAAAGGCCATCAACGACCTCATGCAGACCATCAAGGATTCCAAGGCCACGAAGACCACGAAGAAGAACAAGAAAGCCAAGAAGTCCGGCAAGAAGGTCAAGGACAGCAAGAAGAACAAGAAGGCCACGAAGAAGGGCAAGAAGGGCAAGGAAGTGACTCCTTCGCAGAGCCGTCGGGGACTGCGGAAGCAGATCCTGGAGGCGATCAAGGAGGAGAACCGCAAGAAGGTCGCGAAGCTCTACGGAATCTACACCGACACGTTCGGCAAGACCATCCGCGACGCGGAACGCTTCCTGGTCCCCGTCAAGATCAAGGTCGTGGACGACACGCCGAAGAAGGCCAAGGGCAAGAAGGCGTCCAAGCCGAAGGCCGACAAGAAGCTGACGGGCAAGAAGGCGAAGAAGGCCGAGGTCCTGGAGGCCTTGAACGTCGCCCTGAATGCGAAGGGCAAGGCGCGGAGCAAGGCGCAGAAGGCGTTCTTCAAGGTCTACAATCAGTTCTTCGAGCTCTACGGCAAGGGCATCCGGGAGGCCGAGCAGTACATCAAGCTGACGGCCGACCACGATTACCCGACCGCCGAGCAGATGCCGAAGGGCAAGAGCAAGAAGACCTCCAAGAAGACCAAGAAGAACCGCAAGAACCGCAAGGCGAAGAAGTCCATGTCCATCCCCCAGATCAAGAAGGCCATCGGGAAGCTCATCCGCTCCATGAACAAGGAACTGAACGCCATCGGCAAGCGGAAGGAACAGCTGGAGGCGGACATCCTGGAGGCGAACAGCCTCATGGAGATCGTGGAGAACTAACCTGAACGGAACACCGATCTGGGAACGCAAGTGAATATCGTGGCTCTCATGCAGTAGAACAGCATTCCAGCCAGCAGATACCGAAGACCATATTTGAAAGGCAGTCAGATGGAACGCAAGCTCACTCCGCACATGAAAAAGAAATTGGAAACGATGCGATCCCGAAGGAACATCAACGATCTCCTGGAAAAGCTCCTGGACGCAATCGAGGAGCGGAAATACAGATGGTGTGAAAGGAAAGAGTTCTATTGCACCGAGGCTGACAACCTGAGAACGATGCGGGAACGGGTGAAAGAGGCGAAGCGGATTTTCCAAGACCAGCTGACATAGACAAACCATATTCGAGAGGATACCATGAAGAAGCGAATCAAGATCGATATCGTGGAGGTTCAGGAAGGGGTTGCGACCCCGACTTGCACGATCTGCGGGAACGTTCCGCAGGAGGACGATGAATATGCAAGGGTAAAGATCATCGGTCCTTCGGGCGGTCAGGTCGGTACCGAATTCGTGTGCGACCTCTGCATCATCGCTCTGGAAGCGATCTACTCCAGGAACCTGGACGACGTCAAAGAGCACGTCGTAGAATAAAGTCGGTTCACTCCTTCCCAATCGGAGCGTCGGGGTGAAATCCCCCGACGCTTCATTAGTTAAAGGCAATCATTCAGACCATATTGAAAGGGCATACCATGGACGAAAAGAAACTGGCCGAATGGGAACGGGAATGCAAGGCCGAGGAGGGGCAGGTCAAGGAGTTCCTCAACACGATCTACATGAAAGGAAACCTGGATATCCTGGAACAGCCGACTTGCATCATGTGCGATTATATCGGCATGGACAACGTCTGCATCTTCATGACCGGGAAAGCCAAGAAGGTCTTCACGGTCGATCCCGAACAGGAGGCTTGCCCGAGCGCGAAGCTGCAGGGTTTCACGTCCTACATGAATCACGAGTGCTCTTCGTGCGGAGCCAAGTTCCATTCGCGGACCGGAGCGGAACTGGTCTTGAACGGATACAAGCAAGGATTCCACTTCAAGCGATGCCCGGAATGCTACGGATACAAGACCATCAGGCAGTCGCTCAACATCGCGTCGAAATATCCGGCCTTCTGGATCAAGGAAGACAGCAAGTAAATTCAAACCATATTTGAAAGGATACCGACATGATCTGCACAGGACATCACGCCGGATCGGGACTCAGCATCGAAAGGAATCCGGGCAAGAATACAAAGTGCAAACTCTGCAAGAGGAAGAACAAGGATGGCGTTGAGATGCCGGACGCCGGATCGACCCATGGACTTCACGACGTCGTATTCAAAGTGACCTTCGAAGCGTTCAGGAAGAGCGCGAAACCCCTGAACCTTTGTGGTCGGTGCATTTCGGAAATGAACGTCGGCCTCCTTTCCATGTGCGCGTTCCCGTCCACGGTATTCGGTGTGAAGCACGAAGTGGAACTCGGAGACGATTAAACCATATTTGAAAGGATGACGGCATGAATGGGAGCAGCTTGTCAGGCGTGAAGAACTGCACGAAGGGCGGAACGAGGGCAGGATGCACGAACGGCAGACAGCCAGGACACCGAAGCCATCGGAACAAGAGGAAGAAGATCAAAAGGAACGGCAAGAACTGGGGTCCGGGCAAGATGCCGAATTGGTACAAGAGATCGCTCAGGGACAGGCTGGATTCCGGGAAGCCCGTCCCCAGAAGGCATCGGCCGAAGCCTTCGGTTCTGGATACCACGACCTCGGGTTAATCATGGCGGGAAACAATCAGCCTCGGCAGGTGAAACCCCTGCCGAGGTTATTAGTTAAAAGGAAATCAATTCAGCATATATTCTGGAGGGTTGAAACATGGTCAAAGCGAGAATCGCAAAGGATCACGACGGGATTATCAAGGAGGTTAAGTATTTCGAGTTCTACGACTGGGGATACATGACCTTGAGTGCAGATGGGAAACAGATTGGAGCGGGGATCGGAATTAGTATGGAGGCCTTCGTGAGCCATCATCCGAAGGCTGTTCCGCTCTCCAGCTGCGAGGGATGCGGAACGACCATCTACGCTGAGCTCGTCAACCCTTCCGCTCCTCCAATCCGCAGATATTGTTCGGAATGCAAAAAGGACCAGGACCGTATCGCCGAGCTCGAGCTGGACCGCATCGCGAAGGAAAAGACCAAGAAGAAATAGACAGCCGATATTGTGGAGGATACCATGAGCAAGGAAACGAAGGTCATCAAAGTAATTGACAAGGGAGTCAAGGAATACAAAAGAAGGTTCGTCTGCATCTGCGAGGGATGGGATTCCTGTTTCATGTTCTCCTTCTACGACGACGAGCTGTCCTTCACCGAGGACGAGCTGGTCGGCCTGACCGAAACCGAGGTCTACGACCTCTTCTGCAAGAAGGATAGGGAATACCTTCAGTCCTGATCATCATCGGTTCCGGCAGGTGAAAACCTGCCGGAGCCATCAGCCTTTCAATATGGTTTCGACAACCGATCGTTTCGGTTGCCGACTGGAGGGCCGATGCCTTCGGCCCTCTTGCCGTTGACCCGAACACATTCGAGACCATATTAGGAGGACAGACATGGTGATTTGGATTCATGAGGCGACGGTCGTGACCAAGATGGCCTTCCCGACCGATATGCTTCGGTACGATTCCTGCTATCCGGCGGATCAGGATTCGGTCTTGGAGATGACCGCATCGTGTTCCAGGGAAGACAGAGTCAATAGGAAATTGGATGCGTCTCTGAAGGCAGAAGAGACGGGCAGGAAGGCCAAGGATCTCCTCGTGCCCTACCGAATCAACATCCGCAAGAGGGGCATCAGCAAGGACGACGGGTTCACCGAGGGGCGATGGTCGTCCTTCAGCTGCAAGCTCGAGAATGTCAAGGTATTCAAAAGGTAAATTCAAACCCATATTGAAAGGGAAAGACATGGAAAGGAAGCCAGATTACATTATCCCGGAAGGATGGAACGGCGATCACCCCGAAAGAGGCGGGAAGACCTTGCGACCGATGGGCGGTCAGGACATCGTACGGAAGGCTGAGCAGCTGTTCAAGGGCAAGGCGATCCCGCTCTGCGTCAACGGATGCGGGAAGGAAGCCGACGGGGAGGATGGATACTGCAAGAGCCCGGACTGCACGATGCACAAGAACAGGGAGTGTCATGTGGAGGGATGCGAGAACCTTGCCTTCGTGGGACGCGACTACTGTCACGCTCATGCTCCTGCAGACGATGGGAACATAGAGCGACCCTGCCTGGATCTCCATACTTGTCAGCGATGCAATGAGCGGTTCTTTGGGGAGGATGCCTGTCCTGCCTGTAACGCTCCGCTCTGCCCCGACTGCAATACCGTCGGCAAGTGTCCTCTCTGCGGGACCGATTGGCTTACGTCTGGGGATGCCTGTTAGCAGGGGGACGCCAGGACCCCAAAATCGCCCCGTAAGCCGATTCAAGGGCAGGGGGAGGACCATAGGGACAAAATAGGGGCGAAATCGGCCTACAGGGGCAATACGGGCTCGCAGGGGGAGGATATAGGGGCAAAAGGGGGGACCAAAGGCCACAAATCGTCGCAGGGGCGAATATAAAGGTATAGGGGTCCCATAGGGAGGGAAAGGGGGACAAATCGGCTTACAGGCGAAGCCAGGACGACCCACGACGACCCTACAGGGGGAGAACCATAGGAACGGGCAGGTGAAACCCCTGCCCGTCCTATTAGGCCAGCAAAGCCAGACCATATTCAGCGACCATATTGGAATGGATACCGATGGCGAAGCCGAGACCGATGCCGAGGACATTCAAAGGACTGATTCCTGGGAAGTGGACTGTGCTCAACGCCTATCGCAAGTTCGGGACGCTCTTGGTGATTGTTCAATGCTCTTGCGGGAACGTCTTTCTGCACGACATGAATGACGCTCCTGTCTTGGGCATCCTCATGACTTGCGATAGCTGCGGAAATCAAAACTGGATGACCGACGTGATTCCGGGCTGTCCTGTCCGGATCGAATGGTAGAAAGGCAATTTCGTCAAGGATATATTTTGGAGGGTTCAATCATGGCGGGATACTCAGCAGAGAAGGACAAGCTACTGCAGAAGTTCCCCAAGAAAACATTCGGTCTGACTCGGGTCAGGATCATGGCCTATTCCTACGACGGCGGTGAGGTCAAGATCCAGGTTGTGAGGCAGAGGCGGAACAGCGAAGACAGCGAGGAGTGGAAGCCCGCGAAGCTGGGACGCCTTTCCTACGAGGAAGTGAAGTGGATCGGCCGTTCGTTCCGCAAGACCGTCATCCCCTGGATGGAGGATTACTTCCACGAGCACGGAACGAAGGGACCCAAGAACAAGAAAGGAGGGAAGAAGAAGAAAAAGGGCAAGGAGTAATCCGGCAGGTGATTTTCAAACCAATTCTTTCAAACTCTGTTAGGAGACAGCCAGATGGCTCGGAAGAAGAAGAAAAAGAAAGGCAAGATGAAAAAGCAGATCATCACCAGGATCACGCGGGGGAACACGAAGTTCGTCGAGGCACTCGCCAAGCTGTCGGAGCTGGAAGGCGTCCTGTCCAGGGATTTCACCAAGGAGCTGACCAAGCTGGCGAAGGCCGGAAAGGACTTCCTCTTCATCCAGGAGCTGCTCGTTCCGGGCTCCACGAAGAACGGCGACGACGAAGAGGCCGACGAGAAGCCGAAGAAGAAGAAGCGGAAGCGGAAGAAGAAGGAGTCCGACGACGAGACGCCCAAGAAGAAGAAGGCCAAGAAGAGCAAGGGCAAGGTCAAGGACACCGACGGCAAGAAAAAGAAAAAGAAGAAGGGCAAGTAGACCCCTTCACGACGCGGAATCTTCAGGAACATTCAAACCCAATTCTTTCAACCCTTAATTGAGGAGATCCAGACGATGGGTAAGGAAAAGAAAAACACCATGATCAAGGCGGCGGAGCGGATCAAGAACACGGCGGTCTACGTCGAGGGCGAAATCCCCGAGATCCTGGAGGGCAAGCTGAAGGTCGGCCGGACGCTCAAGAACGTGCTCCTGGAGCTCAAGAAGGCGGTCCACGCCTTGAAACAGGAGATCGACCAGAAGGTCAAGGAGCTCCGCGAGGAATCCGGCAAGGGACGCAAGAAGAAGAAGTCCAAGAAGGGCAAGAAGGGCAAGAAGTCCCGCGAGGAAGAGCCCGAGGAAGACGAATTCGAGGACGACGAGGAAGAGGAGGAGGAAGAGGAGGAGGAGAAGTCCAAGAAGAAGTCCAAGAAGGGCAAGAAGGGCAAGAAGGGCAAGAAGGACGACAAGAAGAAGGGCAAGGGGAAGGGCAAGAAGAAGAAGGCCAAGGACGAGGACGAAGACGAGGAGGACGAGGAGGAGGACGAGGACGAATTCGAGGAGGAGGAAGACGAAGACGAGGACGGCGACGACGACGACGAAGAGGAGGAGGAGGAGGAAGACGACGACGACGATTTCTAATCGTCCTTCCGGCCAATTCAAACCCTCTCATCGGGTTCGCCCAGATACCAGCTGGCGATCCGACCCATGCGGAGCGACTTCCCGTCGCTCCGCTCCGGGCTCTTCATTAGCAGGGTTCGGAGCAGAGCGACGGGAATATATTCCATTCATATTTCAAGGAGCCAGAAATGGTCGTACACCGATTCGAGAAATGGTTCCCCCAGGATCAGCAGAGCAGAGGCCGTCAAGCTCGTGGAGGAGGATGACTGGGATGATTGCCCGAGGGAGATGGGAATCTGCGGATGCGACGAAACGGATTGCCCGGAGTGCTCCAGGAATTAACGAAGGCTCATATTGAAAGGTCATACCATGTCCGAAGAGAAATTAAAGACGTTCTTCTGCCTTGCGCCATCATTGCAGGGAACGACAGCTGCAATGATCAAGGCAAAGAACCTGAAGCAAGCTCATTTCATCTATACCAATCATGTCGTCATACCATCGAAGAGAAAGAAGGGCAGGGATTTCTACGACCCGGATGCAGTCATGAAGAAAGGGGAAGCTGCTGGACTGGCCTACTGGAATGGATGGTACTATATCGAGCAGCTCAAGGTCTGGAAAAAGTTCCGCAAGAAATATCCGATCGCGCCGATCGCCATGCAGCTGAACATCGAGATAACAAAGGGGCGAGCGCAATATGATGAGGAACTGAAAGACGACAAATAGAATATAGAGAGGACGACATGAAGCGGAACATATTTCAAAAGGCGACTCGCCTATCCGCTCAAGCATACACAGTAGAACTCCTCCTATCGCATGGGAACTCCAGGTCTTTAACGACGGCCAAAAGAATCGTTGAAGAGATGGAGCGCGATTGCCTCAGGCTCACAGCGACCATATCCCTTGTCTTCGCCCGTCACGATGCAGCTAAAGAAGGAACGAAGAAGAAGGGCAAGTCGTATGAGCGTAAAGGACCGGAGGCGATCTACAGATGCTGGTCATGCAAGTTCTTCGGCGACCTCGATACTTGCATCAACCTATTCCTTGATAGGCCAGCTTGTCGTCTATACAGGACAAACCAAATACTCAAGAAGCATGATTCAAGGATAAAGGCAGTCAGAAAGGGTAAGAGTGGAAAAATACCCTGCCTGAAGGTTCCAAAGATCAAAACATATTCAGAACATATACAGGACTGTCGCGTCTGCGATAGGTTCTACAAGAAAAGAAGCAAGAGGGCGAGGCTAACACCGAATGAGAAATCGTCCAAGCATTATCGGCGATATCTAAATCGGAGAAGAAAGAAAGTAGCTGCCTTCTTTGCTTACTACGGAATCAGATTCCGTGATGACTATATTTTCGGATGGGAGGAGTGAACCGATGGCTGAAAAGAAGAAGAAGGGGAGGCGGAAGACGACTGCTCTGGATAGAGCTGTCCTTCGCTACCAGGAACGGGGGAAGCAAAGAACCTTCGCCCGTATCTACCACGAAATCTATCCAACGGTTCGGTTCGTGGCGAATAGGTTCGCGCATCTATTCCATGACCGAACCATAGAAGACCTGATGCAGGATGCCTACATCCATGTCTCAATGAAGGTCATCCCAGCATACGACCCCGAAGTATCGGGCTTCAAGACGCTCGTCCGGATTGCTGTAACGAATAAGTTCCGTACGATGGTCAAGGAAATAATGCGGAAGGTGAGCGACCCTGCTGGAATCCCTGTCATCACGTTCACGGAATGGGAAGTGTTGAATACCGTAGGACTGGACGAGATTCCCGGAGGGCAGGACATCTTCAATGAAATCCTTGTCGGGGATTTCCTTGACCTGTTCAAGGAACGGTTGACGAAGGAATCGTGGAGCATCTACTGGAAAATGTATCGGGACCCGAACTCGCCTCTGAAACATCTTGCAAAAGAAATGGGAATCTCAGCTATGAGCCTGTATAGGAAGTCCCGATCCATCTATTCCTTTCTGAAAATGCTTGTCGAAAAGGAGGCGAGCGATGGCTAGCTCGATCGATCTGGTTCGGGAATATCCGAACATCTTCAAGCGGATATCCCTGGACGAAGTGGACATCATTGCGAGAGGCGAACAGCCAAAGCATCGTCATTACATTTATCTGGAGGACTTGAACGAGATCATTGACGTGATCAAGAACCAAGATGAAGAGGAGGCAATCAAACTGATCGCCAGGAAAATACATTCGGCCGATATTGAAAGGAAGAACAATGGCGAAGCAAGGAAGGACGCTGACGCTTGAGGATTTCAAGAAAGCGAAAGCAAAATGGAAAAAGATGAAGGGGAATAAACGGCAAGCCAAGAAGATCGGACAGGACCTCGTCGGTTGCTATCTCGGCAAGTATCTCAGGATCGCAAGAGCGGTCTATGACAAACGACTCTCGCCTCCGCTCTGGTTCGAGATCGCGACATTGGATGGATATTCGTTCGCCTTCAATTCAAAGGCGTTCGCATCCTTCCTCGCAAAGAAGGGAGAGCGTGATGCCGATTGAAATAACAAAGGAGGCAATCAGCAAGGGAGACGAGAACCTTCATTGTGTTCTCTGTTCATACGGCAAGAAGGCCGGGAGGATACTCTGGCGGATTGAATTCGTTAGCGAGACGTATCGCTTTCACTGGCTCTTGTGCAATCGGTGTCGGTTCAACCTATTCGTCGCGCTCGGTGGGAAGCGGATGGAGACGTTAGTCGCAGGGGAAAGCATGAGCGTCGGAAATATAATACCGATCGTCCAGAGATTGGTGAAGGAGCCGAAGCAGAAGATATCAAGGAAGGGCAAAGTTCGGTCGTCATACTTCTATTCCCTATCGCATGATCGTAGAGCTGCGATAGAGGCTGGATTTACTTTGCAGTTCTACGAACAGAACTACAAAGACTTCGATTTCAAGACGGGCAAAGCTGTCTATAAAGGCAAGAAGAAAAAGAATAAGGATAAAGGCAAGAAGAAACCCAGAAGGCTTCTGTAAGGAAGGAGGCGGAGGATGGAATTGGCTTGGACAGAAGTATTCATCATCGATCCGGAAACGTATATACTCATCCCTCTGGACTGCATCATTTCCAAAGCTATAATCCACGACACGTTCGACGACTATTGCTATATCGTCGCAGTCCCCGTTGAAAAGCTGCCCAGAGTTCGCGGAGCATTCGCGAAGCGAGGGTTGATCAAGGAATAAATTATGTTCGTGAATCTGCATCAACATACTCACTACTCACTCCTGGATGGTTGCGCTCAGATCAAGCCTCTGGTCAAGAGAGCTGCCGACCTTGATATGCCTTCCCTTGCGATCACGGACCACGGTACGCTCGCAGGATCGCTTGAATTCTATCTTGAGTGCAAGAGGGCAGGAATCAACCCTATCGTCGGCGTTGAAGCATACGTTGACGATTCAAAGAGCAGGAAGGAACAATATCGGCACGTCGTCCTTCTCGCCAAGAATTACAAAGGATATCTGAACCTGCTAAAGATCGTGTCTGAAGCCTATGTCAATGGATTTTATTATAGGCCAAGGACGACGACAGAGAAGATATTCGAGCATGGAGAAGGCCTCATAGTGTCTTCGGCTTGCATGGGAGGAATCATTGCAAAGACACGAGGCCGAAAACAAGCTAGACACGAGGCCGAAAAATGGAAGGATAGATTCGGAAATGATTTCTATATTGAAATCCAGTTCAACGAAATAGCAGGACAGAAGCCCGTCAACGCTATGCTCGTATCTGTAGCAGAAGAGGTCGGCGTGAAAGTATTGCCGACCCTGGATGCACACTATGTTCATCCTGAGGATATACAAATACAAGACTTCGTCCTACTCGTAAGGGACAAGAAGAATGTCGATCGCTTGAAGGAGGTCGCATATAAGGCTCGGTCTCTGTATTTAATGACTGGGAAAGAGCTCTGGCAGAAAGCGAGCGAGTTCGGATTTAATTATACGAAGGCAGAATTCAAACGTCTAATTAGATCAACGAAGGAAGTGTCTGATAAATGCGACCTTGAAATACCGACAGGTTCATTTCACTTGCCTGATATGGGAATGTCCCATTCAGAATTCAAGCGGATGGTCAAGCATGAATTCAAACAGTTCCATTTCTATAAGAAGACGCCAATATACGAGCGGAGATTGAAAAAGGAACTGAAGATTATATCCAAGCTCGGGTTCCACGACTATTTCCTAATCGTCAAGGACCTCGTGTCATGGTGTAGACAGAACGACATCTTTGTCGGTCCAGCCAGAGGCTCGGTCGCCGGGTCTCTGGCTTCTTTTGTTTTGGGGATTACGAAAATCGATCCCATCAAACATGGATTGATCTTCGAGCGATTCCTGAACGAGAGCCGAGTAGATATGCCGGATATTGACCTTGACTTTGATGCAAACAAACGGGACAGGGTCTTGGCCTATATCGCAGACAAGTATGGACACAATAAAGTCGCTCGGGTTATTTCTTTCGGCACGTTCGGTCAGGTCGGTGCTCTCAAGGATGTCGGTAGGGTATTCAAGCTTCCTCAGCGACCAATAAATGAAATCGCATCGGCAGTCTATAGGACTGGCTCGTTGAAGGATGCACGGAAAGACCTGTCTGGATTGCTATTAGATTTCTGGGATGAACATAAGAAGGAGATCAGGGTAGCAAGACGAGTCGCGACAATGATTAGGAATGCAGGAGTGCATCCTTGCGGTTTAATCATTGCCCCGAAGCCTGTCTATAAGTTTGCTCCGCTTCAGCGTGTCAAAGGCGATATCGTATCTGCATATTCAGAAGGGTTCAAAGGCAGGGAGCTGACAGAGATTGGGCTTATTAAATTTGATATCCTTGGCCTGAATACTTGTTCCATTATCAGCGATGCTTTGGATTTGGTCAAGGAACACGAGGGCGAAGACCATACTGAATCGATCTGGGATCTTGACTTGACAGACGAGAAGCTGCTGAATCAGGCTCGAAAGGGCAATACGACGGGCGGATTCCAGTTTGAAACTGATTCGGCGACTAAGCTACTTCGCAAGGTTAAGCCAAGAACCTTCTACGAAATAGCTGCCTTGAATGCTATCAACCGTCCTGGTCCTTTGGCGAGTGGAGCAGTAGAGCGGTTCCATAATCATGAAGGAATGGGAATAGAGAACGACGAGATTGAAAAGGCATTGAAAGAAACAAGGGGCGTTCTTGTGTATCAGGAACAGGTGATGCGTCTGTTGCACAAGATAGCAGGGTATTCGCTGGTAGAAGCAGACAATATCAGGAAGCTAGCTGCAAAGAAAATATTCAGCAAAAGGAAGGCAAAGAAGTTCAGGAAGGAGTTCATGAAGAGATGCGCCGAACGTATCGGGCGCGACGATGCGAAAAGGCTTTGGGATATCATTGGCGAATTTACACAGTACTCGTTCAATAAGAGTCATGCCGTTTCGTATGCTTACCTATTCTTTCAGGTTCTATTCTTGAAGAACTATCATCCCGGTCCATTCTTCGTGTCGCTCCTTTCTAACACAGCGACAGGAACGATAAAGGATAGGAAGCATGGATCTGAGAAGAATAAGCTTTATAGATACATCAACGAGGCAAGACAGTATGGACTAAAGATATTCGGGCCGGACATCAATAGGTCGGGCATCGGGTTCGGCATTGAAAAGAAGGGCATTCGTTTCGGCCTATCCAAAATCAAAGGCATCAAGGGGCCGACGGCCGAAGAGATCGTGTCGAAACAGCCATTCAGTTCTTTTAATGATTTCATGAACAAGGTCAGCGGGAAGGTCCACAAGGGCAAGGTCGTCGCACTCATTCAGGCAGGATGCTTTGATTGTTTCGCAGACCGCAATACCATCAAGCGAACGTTCAATAGTGTGCGGAAGGATCAAGTATTTACCCTGAAGAAAACATTCGTAGAGGATTCGGTAGACGCATTCGGTTTCATACTTCTGCATCCGTTCTTCTTTGAACCTGTGAAGGAATATTTGCTTGGAAGGTACTGCGTCTCATCTCAACAGCTACAGAAATTCGATAGATGGGAACGTGTCAATGTATCTGGAATCATATTGAACGTAGAAATCAAAATGTCAGGGAAGTCCGCGATGGTAGTAAAGCTCCAGGACCATCGTGGCGATATGTTCATCTACTTCGACAAAGGCGCGAAGGAGAAATTCCTGCCGATACTTAAACCGTTCAACATTCTATTTGTCAATGGTAGAGTCATGGGAACGAATCGGATCTTGTGCTATGCGGAAAAGGACAAGGTTTTTGACATAACAAAAAAGATCGGCGAGCTGATGGAGGATAAGTCATGCCGAAGAAGAGGTCTGATATAAAACCCGTGGAAATCGATTGGGAAGATTTCCAAAACAAACCGAACGAGTTTAGGTTCCTGAAAAAGATCCTGAAGCTTGTCGGCAAGTATCAGGGGATGGGAATTGCCGACATGGTGTCGGCTTTCAAAAAGGATATCCTATCCCGGGATCAAATCAATCTAGCTGCGATGAACGTCTTTCTTGCTGTTCAGGCTGGACGGGCAGAAGGAGGGTTGAACAAGGCATACGGAAACAGGAAGGCAAAGATCGCAGAAGAGGAGGTTGATATACGATTGAACGGCATGGAAGACGTGGATCGAGTCACGGACAAGCTGGTCCAGGCTGAAGCCGAGAAGAGATGCAAGAAGCACAGGATGCGCGAGGCGAAGGCCACAGAGCTCGCTCGGGTTTTCGAATACGTCATGCACAGAGTGAACAAGCTGTTGGACGCTCTGGAGAACGCGAACAAGAGTTTGGAAGCCGAACATAGGAGGACGAAATAATGGCCGAAATAAAAGTGGAAGCGGAGGCGTTCAGTTCATTCCTGTCCAAGGTCAATCTCGATGGCCTTGTCTTGGACTGCGTCGTAGACGCCGAAGACGGGAACCTCGTGTCTTGCGGTCTGGATACTGCGAGAGCGATCTACTTCAATGTAGTCGGCGAGGCAAAGGTCGAAGAGGCTGGACAGTTCATCATCGGTAATATCCAGGTTTTCAGGCAGATCCTTTCTCGGTTCGACGGCATGGTGAAAATCACGTCGTCGGATAAACAGCTGGTCGTCCGGCAAAGAAGAAAGATCGGTCGGTTCGAAGTGACGGCATTGAAGTCGGTGGACTCCTACCAGAAGGCCTCCGTTGTCAAGGTGAAAAAGAACAAGGTCGTGACGCCGACTTTGAAGCTGCAATACAAGACGAACAATTTCATCGCGGATGCAAGCCAGCTCAGGGAGATCACAGGGGACGCCGACTTGCTCGGGGAGCATACATACATCTTCGTCGTCGAAAAGAAAATGGTCAAGGTCGTGGTCGAACGTGGGAAGAATTCCTTCACGACGAAGCTGGACACGAGCAAGAGCGACCTGAAGAAAGGGATGTCCGTGATGTTCGGGCACGGCATCAAGGAGATATTCAAAACGGTCGAAGGACGGGTGAAGATCTACCTGGAAAAGAATCCTCCGATGCTGATCAGGTTCGGGGACGGCCTCCGCTCCTACTATCTGCTCATGACGAAGGAGGAATAGGCCATGATTCGCCTCCTTATCGGCGACACAAAGAGAAGGGAGGACAGCATCACGCTGTCCTCCCTCTCTGTTAATAAACTCAAGGCTCAACAGCTCGTCAAGGGCAGGTTCTTGATTGACATTGACGAGGGTCGCCTTGATATGCGAAAACTCAAGGCTTTGCTAAAGGAGTGCAAGGTTGATCTGGACTTGAGGACTAATTCGTATGACAGATACGACAAGGTGAAAAATCTTGTAGATGAAATAGAAGATTCAGGCGGAACACGAACTCTGAACATATTCCATCTGCTCCAGCTTATATTCACTGATACAGACAGGGATCGTGTCTTTAGAGAGCTGGAAAAATGGAAGCCTCCTTTGGAAGTATTATTGAAATGGATGATGGGCAATATAGCAGAGGATGATGATGAGAACCGCGACCTGCTAAACACGATAGACCGTTACCTATACGTCGTGGATACCAAGATCATTCACCTGCTAATTTCACACTTCGAGCCGATCTATTCTTGGCGAATGCGGTTCTACTATCGTTTCAAAAAGAAGGGGGAATGATGTTCGTAGAAAAATATAGGCCGACGCTGTTCAAACAAGTAATCGGGCAGGACCATATCGTCAAGCCGATCGCGAAGTATATAAAGAAGAACAGCATCATTCCGCATCTGCTGTTCTCTGGTCCTGCCGGAACAGGAAAGACGACCCTTGCTACCATTATCGCAAGGAAGTTCTTCGGCGAAGATTGGAAGGGGTCGTTCCTTGAGCTCAATGCAAGTTCCGACAGGGGGATTGATGTCATACGAAATAGGGTCAAGGAATTTGCGAACACGCAAAGCTTCCACGGGTTCAAGATTGTTTTCCTTGATGAAGCAGACGCAATCACCAAAGATGCTCAACACGCTCTTCGTCGGCTGATGGAGACGTCGTATAAGAATTGTCGTTTCATATTATCCTGCAATTATCCTGAGAAGATTATAGACCCCATCGCTTCAAGATGCACAGAGTACGAGTTCAGGCCGATTAAAAACAAGGCTCTAAGAAAATTGGCTGACGATGTTAGAAACAAGGAGGAGATTGATATTAGCCTGAGCAAACTCAAGGTCGTCATCCTGGAATCGAATGGCGATGCTCGAAAGATGTTAAATATACTTGAGGGAGTCAAGAACGGTTTAGAAATTGAGGCAGAGCCGATCGACGATATATATTCCATGGACGTCGGCGAGTTCATAGAGCGTGTTCATAAGATAGATCCAGACTATGTCTTTAGACTATTAGTGGATGGAGCCCTGAGCCTACGAAACAAGAGGGTCGTGATTATCCTTGCCGAATGTGATGCACGATTTAGATTAGGTTGCGTCAAAACCCTGCAGCTCATATCCGCGTTCATACAGATCAAGAAAGCGATGGGAGGATAATATGCTCGATAGCTTGATCAAAGCGTTGACAAAGTTCATTCCAAGGGTCGTTATCGTCAAGAAGGGTTTTGAGGAGAACGTGCTCCTCAAGGGATTCCATACCGTTCGCTTCCATACTTGGCTGTCCCAGCCTGTAATCCTTAGCTCGGATTCGAAAAAGAACCGGGAGAAGGTAAGGAAGACGGCAAGGAAGCTCATGAAAGAATGCCGACTCCTGGTCGGCGAGGACATAGAGGAATTCATTGCGGAAGCAAAAGAGCTCCAGAAGAAGAAGAAGAAAGGAGGCAAGTCGTGACCAAGAGGCTTCGGATCCCGATGTCCAAGAAAAGCAAGGGAGTCTCTATCCCGGAGGATATCTACCTTGCAGAGATCACGGACATCGAAAAGGACAAGGGGAAATACGGTCCACAGCTAAGGTGGAAATTCAAGATCATCAAGGGGAAACAAAAGGGAACGATTCTGACTGCCTGGACGCAGATGGACGCTCGTCCGAAAAACAAGCTGGGAAGATGGCTGAAGAAGCTCATTCCCGACTTGAAGTTCAAGGAAGGCAAGTTCGACATCGGCGATCTCATCGGCGATCGGTGCAGAATCTCGGTCGTCCACACCGACGCGGTCAACGACGACGGTTCACCGAAGTGCAAGGTGGACGAAATCTTCAAGGGCAAGAAGAAACGGAAGGACGACGACGAAGAGGAAGAACGCCCGAAGAAGAAAAAGAAAAAGGGCAAGAAGAAGAAGCGTCGGGAGGAAGAGGAGGAGGACGACGAAGAGGAGGAGGACGAGGAAGACGAGGATGACGAAGACGACGATGACGACGAAGATGACGAGGACGAAGACGACGAAGACGACGATGACGACGATGAGGATGATGAAGAGGACGAGGAGGACGAGGACGATGAAGAAGAAGAAGAGCGTCCGAGAAAAAGGAAAAAGAAAAAAGGGAAAGACAAAGGAAAGAAAAAGAAGAAGAAAAAGCGCAGACGGGACGACGACGAAGAAGACGAGGACGACGACCTCAGCTGGTGATGAAAACCTGCTAACGGTCATCCAGGGGATTGAAAAGAAATATGGGAAGGGTTCCTTGATGAGGTTCGGGGACATGAAGGTTGAACCCGGTCCCCGAGTCTCCACGGGATCAATCTCCTTGGATTGTGCGCTCGGTGGAGGCGGTCTGCCCTATGGCCGAGTCGTGGAACTGTACGGTCCTGAGTCGTCGGGCAAGACTACCCTCGCCCTCCACATCTTGGCGAACGCTCAAAGGCAAGGAAACGTCGGGGCGATCATTGACGTTGAACACGCTCTTGATCCCGATTATGCTGGCCTGATCGGCGTTGATATGGAGGGACTCCTGTTCTCTCAGCCGGATTATGGGGAACAGGCTCTAAGCATCGTCCAGAAACTAATCCTCAGCAAGAAGGTCAAGTGCATCGTCGTGGATAGTGTAGCTGCCCTCGTCCCGAAGGCAGAACTTGACGGGGAAATGGAAGACATCACTGTAGCTGCACAAGCTCGGCTCATGTCTAAGGCGATGCGGAAGATCGTGGCTGTCGCGAATAAGAATGGGGTCCTGGTCGTCTTCATCAACCAGGAGCGCGACAAGATCGGTGGGTTCAGTAAGGGCAAGACTACTCCGGGCGGAAAGGCGTTGAAGTTCTACGCATCTGTTCGGATCGAGGTCCGCCGAAGGAAAACCGAAAAGGAAAAGGTCAAGAACGTCAAGGAGAAGAGGTCGGTGGCGAATGTCACCTATGCGAAGGTCGTCAAGTCCAAGATTTGTTCGCCCTTCAACGTGGGCAAGTTCGTCATCACCTTCGGCAAGGGAATCAACAAAGCTGCCGAAGTGTTTCTGTGGGCGAAATCGGGGAAAGTAATCAAAAGGAAAGGGTCGTCGTTTTCGTTTGGCGATGTGAAAGGAAAAGGCCAGAAGGGATTCTTGAAGGCCATCCGACAAGACAAGAAAGCCAAACGAGAACTTCTCCAGGCGACGAGGCAATATATTCAGTCACAATTTTCTTAAAGGAGTCTGGTCATGTCCAAGAAGAACAAGAAGAAGAGGGACAGGGAGAAAAGGGACGCGGAGATGGTGGAGAAAGCAAAGAAGATCGACAAGGTGAACGAGGAACGGCAGGAGCCCGAGCCGGAGCCCGAAGCCGACTCCGAACAGGAATCCGGTCAGGAATCCGCAGGAACGGCAAACAAGAACGTCCTCACAATCGTGCCGAGGCAGGAAGAAGAAAAAGAGGAGCCGAAGCCGAAGGAGGAACCGAAGCCGAAGGAGCCCGAGGTCATTCAGTCGAAGGCTCTGACGGACGAACCGCAGACCAAGGAGCTGGAGCCGATCATCAAGGCTGTCAAGAAGGACGATCAGGGCAAGAAAGACCTGAACGGAAAAGCAAGGAACCTCAGGGCAGCTCCGACGGCCGATCCACAGCTCGAGCTCTTCATCGGCAAGGATACGAAACCGTACAAGATGTCGCCGACGGCATTCGGGCAGGTCAACAGCCGATTCAAGATCCCGGCGGAATTCATGGCGAGGCTGTCACCGGATATGCGGATGGCCGTCTACGACTGGTTCTTCGGCATCGCCGAGAAGGACGAACGGTGGACCCTGAAGACCAAGGGACACTTCATCAGGGGATTCGTGTTCCCGGAAAAGGTTTCCTTCACGAACATGGAGATTCTGAAAATCTTCCGCAAGCATATCCTTCCGGAGAACGTGCTCTTGGACTGGGCGACGCTCGCGGACGATTCGTTGCAGTTCAGGCTCATCCTCCCCGATGCCGAATCCCTCTTCCTGGAAGACAAGAAGAACAAGGGATTCTTCCCCGCCATCCACGTCACGACGAGCGAGCTGGGAACCCATTCGGTCAAGGTGGACTTCTGCATCTGGCGTGAAAAGGGAGGGGTCGCCGTCATGCCTGTCGTGAAGAAGAAACGGTTCTTCAGGGTGACTGGCAAGGACAAGGAAACCATGAAGGCGGAATTGATCAAGGGGCTTTATCCCCTCAACGAAAAGATCGCCGACTTCGCACGGGCATCTTCCGAGCAGCTGACAAAGGCGACGGGCAAACCCTGCGACATCAAGAAGGCCGAGGGATGGCTGGAAAAGATGCGCCAGAAATACAAGTTCGCCAAGAGCATCTCCGAGCGAGCCCTGAAAATCTTCGCGGAAGAAAAAGGAGACGGGGATATGCTCGGCGTGATCTGTGCTCTGGCGACCGTCGCGAGCAAGACCAAGGACACGCAGAAGCGATGCGAGCTGGAGGCAATGATCGGCCTCATGTTGGACGCGGTCTAATCGCGACTCATATTTAAGGGCAAAACGATATGAAGTTCGTTGCGACGGCAGACCTGCATCTTGGGGAGACTATCCCTGGGATAGACAGGTTCAAAATCATTGGTCAGGTCTTTCGGTTCGCTGTGGAAAACAAGGCCGACTTCCTGATCATCGCCGGGGACATATACGATCATCTCATGGTCTCGAATGCTATTCGTGCTCGCTTTAATCGTATGCTGAAAAAACTGTCAACAGACCTTGAGGTGATTGTGTTTCCTGGGAACCACGATGTCGGCAAGAAGACGACGGCATTGTCCCCGCTGAAACCATTCTCGGATGATCGAATCAGGGTCGTTGACAAGCCATCCCGATTCACAAGGGGAGGGAAGCGTTTCCTGGTCATTCCATACGATATCAGGATGGCTCAGGACCCGAAGCATACGCTGAGGACGCTGAAGAAATATGGTGGAGACTACGAATGCGTCTTCGGCCATCTGTCCATCTCGGGCGTGAAAGTCGGACCTTCTAACTTCGCCCTCCTTGGAGGCGTAACGAAGGCTCAATTGCGGAAGTATATCGGGGCTCGGTTCTTTATCTTGGGTCACATTCATAAACCGCAGAAGGGAGGGAATATCTACTACTGCGGAAGCCCTGATTACTTGGACTTCGGGGAGCGTGATGAGGAGAAACGGTTTCTGTTCTACGAAGACGGTGAACTGAGTAGCGTCCCGATCAAAAACCGTAGGCTAATCCAGATCGAATACACGACCGACGGCATTGATAGGAAGCTCGTTAGGGGAGCTATCTACAAGATCGTCGTTCGTTGCAATAAGACCGACCTTCCCAACATGAACGTCAGCGGTCTTGTGGACAAGATCAAGTCCAAGGATGGGTCTGTCGTGAAGGTAAGCTGGGAGGTCGCCTCGAGACCACGAAGAAGGGCGAAGGAAATCAACTTCAGGGATTCGCTTGCCCAGAACGTCAAGAGGTATGTCAAGCGATTTGGCGGGAATGATCGTGGGACGCTCCTTACGATGGCGAAGGAGGTCCTTGATGAAGCCAGTAAAGATAGAAATCAATAATCTGTTCAAGTATGGAAAGGAAAACAATATCTTCAGGTTCGGCGATGGCTGTCTAACACTAATCGTCGGACCTAATGGTGCAGGGAAGTCTTCCATCTTCGAAGCGATCAGTTTTGCTTTATTCGAGCAGACTGTGAGATGGGGGACGACCAAGAAAAGCATCCTCCGCCGAGGCGCAGAGAAGGGCTTCGCTCGGCTTACATTCGAGCATGACGGCAAGGTATACGAAGTGACACGCTATAGGGAGCGTGATGGGTCTGGTTCCGTATCGTTCGAAGACGTAGAGACGACCGAACGAATGGGCAGGGGAACAAAGGATACGAACGCCAGGATCATTGAAACCATTGGCTTTGATTTTGAAGCGTTCAGGAACTCTGTACTGTTCGGTCAACATGACTTGGCGAAGGTCGTGTCTTTACGTTCGGGTGATCGTCTTGAACTGCTAACGAACTTCCTCGGGCTTGGAATCTTGGAACGATGCTTCGAAGTATCACGGTCGAAGGCGTCCTATGTCAAAAGCGAAATGGAATCGCTTGACGCCGAGATCGAAATCAAGAACATCATAGAGATGCGAAGGCAGCTCAAGATCATGCGCCAGATAGAGGCCGAGCATATTGCGTCTGTGAAAGAGGCCGAAACGAAATACGGGGACTTGAAGGAACTGGTAAATAAACTGGATAGGATGGAACAAGCCTTCAGCAAGTCTGCGACGATGGTGGAAAATAATACCGATGAGATGCGTTCCTTGATTACACAGAAGAAGTCGTTGCAGAAGGCTTCTGGAAAAACAATGGATGAAAAGAAAATCGAACAGGACATAAAGAAGGCGCAAGAGGCCGAAGATGCGCTTGAAGGTATCCGAATCCAGATTGGCGAACTGACGTCCGCAGAACAGGAGGTGAATGAGGAATACATAGAGGCGAAGGCTGACTGTAGACGCATCCGTGATAAGATCGCCCATATTCGCAGGAAGAAACATTGTACCGAGTGCGATAGGCCAATAGACCAGGAGACACGGGATGCCCTGACCGAGAAGCAGAAGGACAGGCTTGAAAAGGCTGAAGGCAAGCGGGACAAGGTGAAATCCAAGCTAGACAAGAAGCGAGGCGAATTGAAGGCATTGAAGGCAGAAGAAACGCAAATAAAGAAACAACCTGATCCTGATGTGCTATGGGACAAGCTCAAGGAGGCAAGAAGACAAGGCCAGCTCCAAGACGAAGTGGAATCAATTGAGGAACGGATTGCAAAGAAGAAGGTCCTAATCAAAAGGCATTCCGCAATCCTTGATGAGATAAAGGAGGAAGGGTATTCCGAAGAACGTCTTGAGCGACTAAAGGAAGGCCTCCTGAAAGCAAAAGGGAACGTGAGCGAAAGCGAAACAGAACTCAAGAACACGCAAAAGAACATCAAGGAACTGAAGCGTCTTATTTCACAGGTCAAGGACCTCGAGAAGCATCGGGATAGACTGGCTGAGAAGTACAAGCTGTCCCAATTCGTTTTCGAAATGTTCTCGAAGACAGGAGGCATACGGCAGGTCATAGTCGAGAACGTCCTCCCTGTATTAAATAGCAAGATCAACCGATATCTCGATCTATTGTCCGACGAGGGGATTAGTGTCGAGTTCACGACAGGGACGCGAACCAAGAAGGGTCTATTCAAAAACAAGCTCGAGATTCTTATTGTGTCGCCGGATGGTATTGCAGACTTCGCCTCGTACTCTGGCGGTGAAAAGCAGACCATCATCTTGGCGATCGGCCTTGGGATATCTGAGCTAGCTGCCGAGTCTGTCGGCATGGACTGTGAGGTCTTGCTGATGGACGAAGTATTTAGCTCCCTGGATAGCAAGGCCAGAAAGCGTCTCGTCAACCTGATGGGTTCGTTGCAAAAGAAATTCAAGAACGTCGTGACGATTTCCCATCTTAAGGAACTGAAGACGCAGGTTCCAGAGGTCGTGGTAGTAAAGAGAACAAAAGGTTTGAGCAGGATAAAGCAATGATCATACTCGGCATAGACCAAAGCCTCGTCGCGTCAGGATGGGCAGTCCTGCGATTCAAGGGCGAACGATTCAAGTTCAAGGATTATGGTTTAATCCAGCCAAGGAAACTCAGGGGTGACGAACGGTTGATATACATAGAGAACGAGGTCAAGGAACTAATAGGTAGATTCCGACCTGATCATGCTGTCTTGGAGGGATATGCTTATGTTGGAAAAGCAAAGACGACGTCATTGATGCAGCTCGGCGAACTCGGATGGGCAATCAGGCGTCTCTTTGTAATGACTGCAATCAAATATTCAATAATCAACCCAAAGACACTCAAGAAGCAAATAACGGGAAACGGGAATGCAAAAAAAGAAGACATGATTAGGAGGGCAAAGAAAATATCTGGTGCAAAGTTCGGGCGAGTGCCGAAAGGCAAAGTAGACAACGTCGTGGACGCCTTCTGCCTTGCTTATCTAGCTGGGATAGAAGGTTAATTGAAAGGATATACGATGTTCATGCAAAAGAGCGGAGAGCGTGTCGCACTCTTTATTGATGGCGACAATCTCTATGGAACCCTGTCCGCGCTCGGCTGGTCCATTGACTTCATCAAGCTCAAGGACCTTCTCTGTGCAGACGCTCAATTCTATAATGCGTTCTATTATACGTCGTGGGATGAAGACCAGAGGAAGCGTTCGTTCGCCATCTTCCTGCTCAATCATGGCTTTACTGTGCGCCGACGCGAACAGCAAAGGATCACGAAGGGCGGGAAGGAGGTCAACATCAAGGGCGATACCGATATCCTGATGGTCATGGATCTACTCCTGACGAAAAAGAATTGGGATATTGCAATTCTTGTGACTGGCGATGGAGACTTCGTCCCCGCCGTCGAGTATCTCAGGCTTCAGGGAAAGCGAATCGTGGCCGTCTCATCCAAGTTCGAATCGGCGTCTATCGAGCTGGTCAATTCGGCGGATAGGTTCGTTGACCTTGAGGAGATCAGGACGTTCGTCCAAAGATCGCAGGGACCATCTCAGCCGAGGACGATGCAGAAGAAGGAACAGGGTAGGGTGAAACTGGAAACGACTGACGAAGAGGAAGAGGAAGACGATGGCGAGGAAGAATAGAAAACTGGTCGTTCTGATCGATGGGAACTTCTTTGCCTTTCGAGCATACGCGACGAGGAGCCTTTCAACGTCTACGGGAATCCAAACATCTGTCATCTCTGGGATGCTACAGATGTTCAAGAACCTATATAAGAGATTCCAGTACGACAGGCTGATTATATGCTGGGACAGCACGAAAGGTTCAGCGTTGAGGAAAGGTCTGTTCCCGGAATACAAGGCGAACCGGAAAGAAGCCAAAGAGGAACGGAAGGACCTCTTTGTGCAGATGCGTCAAGCCAGAAAATTCTTCAAGACGCTGAACGTGCGACAGGCAGTCTTGAAGGGAGTAGAAGGCGACGACATGATGGGCATCTTGTCGGCCTATTATGCAAAGGAACAAGAGGTCCTAATTGTATCTGCAGATAAAGACCTTCTTCAGCTTGTTCGCCCTTCTGTGTCTGTGTTCCGGCCTATCAATGACCAGATGGTAGACACGAGGGAGTTCGCCGATATGTATGACGGTATCACGCCGAACCAATTTATAAAGGCGAAATCATTGATGGGCGATAAGGGCGACAACATCCCTGGAGTTCCTGGCATCGGCGAGAAGAGGGCAATAGAAATCGTCAAGCGATATCCAACGCTCAAGGATGTCTTAGACGATACGAGTGCGAAGCCTTATATACGGGCAGTCGGGAAACATATTAAGACGGTCAACCTTGCTTTCAAACTGGTCAAGATATGTAGGAAGCCTTCGGAGCTTGGGAATGGCTTTAAGAAACCGTTCTCGAGATTGGTAGCAAGCTTCAAGGGTAAGCGGATCGTTGAAGTGAACGTCATGGTGACGTTGATCCGTAGCTTGGAAATGAGACATAGGAACTGGGATGCACTCGCAGACGCATTGACAATTCGTTTGGATAGATGATATGCAAAGAAACCCGATTAAGTATTACGGAGGGAAGCAAAAGCTTTCCATCCTCCTTTTGGATTACATACCAGAGCACGAGGTCTTCGTTGAAGGCTTCGGCGGAGCTGCAAACCTGCTAATCCGCAAAGGCCCTTCCGTATCAAGGCTTGAAGTCTATAACGATATTAACAAGGATGTCGTGAACCTATTCCGGGTCATTAGAAACGTAGGACTGTTCGACGAGTTCGCAAGGCGTGTCGCCCTGATGCCCTACTCAAGAGACGAGTTCGATCGCTGTCTAAAGATATATAGAAGCGAGACATGGAGCAGATTATCAAGGACGAACAGAGCAACGATATATTTCTATTTGCTCAGGTCTTCATTCTCTGCCGTCATGACGTCATGGTCCTTTTCCGTTGTCGGTCGTGGTATGGCTCCTCGGGCATACCTTTCGGCTGTTGATCTTCTACCAGAGCTTCGAGATAGGTTGAGTGCAGTTCAATTCGAGAATATATCGTTCGACCGTTTATTGACTACATATAATTCGCCGGAGACGTTCATATACCTTGATCCTCCTTACCTTGGAAGCACAAGGGCGAACGATGATGTTTATAAACACGAGATGACAAAGAAGGATCACAAGAAGCTGCTCGGTCTTATAAGGCAGAGCGAATCCAAGATTCTATTATCAGGATACGAAAGCAAGCTATACGACAAAGCTCTTAAGGATTGGAACAGGGAAGAGGTAGAAGTAACGGCGGTCGGCAGTAGAGCGGGAAGGACGAGGGGGATGCCCGAAGGGGCGAAGGCTCCTACCAGGAAGGAAGTCCTTTGGTTTAATTTCAAGAAGCCATTGACGCAGATCCGTTCAAGGACTGCGAAACTTGTTTGAGGAGACAGCCATGGACGCCATCACTTTGAGGCAAGGACTTGAGATCGGTACGCTTCACCTGGACGCTATCCGTGGAACGGACGAGCATAATATCTTCATCTTCGCCGCAGACGGCAAGGAAGTCGGCCTTGCCTTGATCGTTTCCCAGGGAGCGATGAAGCTGCGTCTTTTCAGGGGATACGTTATCGGCATGAAAAGCGTATCTCCGCAAAAGAGAGAGCGCATCCTGCATACGATCGAAGAGGCGAGCAGCTTCATTATCACCAGGAACGACGAAAAAGGAGATATCATTGACAGCGTACAATTCAGGGGGAAAGTGGAGAGAGCTGCGGATGCCGAAATGTATGGACATCGCATGGAAACCGTCATCATTAACGTCAGCGCAATCGTCGCCTGATTCTGTATTGCAAATCTAAAAAACGTCTCCCCATAATCGGCCTCCGTAAAGCTAGCGCTATAAATACTTGCGGAAGGGATAGTGGGGACGATTGCGTAGGGGCTCAAGTATTTAATTATTAAAAGCCTTTTATAAGTATATATAAGTAGAAGCACAGAAAGAGCAGGATACGATCATGCCCAGAAAACGAAGGAAATTGAAGTGCAAGGCCAAATCGAAGTCCACGGGCGATAGATGCGACCGATGGGCAGTCGAAGGATTCGAGGTCTGTCAGGTTCATGGAGCAGGGACGAAAAAGAATCCTGGCGGAAGACCTCCGAAAACTGGCCTTCATTCAAAGGTTCTACGGCAGAAGCTAGCCGAAAAGGTTGACGAATATATCGAAGACCCGAACCTTTGCAATATCCGCGTGAATATTGCCCTGAAGCGGGCTTTGCTTGACGAGCTACTCTCTAAGCGTAAAAAGAAGGACAAGAAACTGAATATCGCTACGATCAACAATGCAAGCCAGCTGCTCAATTCAATTTCACAAGATATCGAGCGACTGGATAAGATAGAGCACGGTTCAAAACATACCATCACCATCGGTGTACTTCAGCAAACCATTTCAGTCATCGTTCATGTGATCGATAAGAATGTCCCAGAACAAAAAGTTAAGAATCGAATCTTCCGAGAACTCTCTGAGTTCGGTCTTGGGTCAGCTCTGCCGGACGTGGGAGGAAACTAATCGCGACAGGAACTTCGATCCGAACGAAGAGGTCTTTGACTTCCGGATCGAACGCAAGAAGGGCGAGGCTGTCGCAAAGTTCCACCGACGTCAGGAAGACCTAATAAAAGAGTTCGTCGAAGATAACCTGTTCTTCATTCAGCGAGGCGAGCGTCAGCGCATTCGTCTCATTAGAAAACATTGTCAGGTCATTGCTGACCTGTTCTTCCAAAGAGAAGATCCAGATACGGGCGAACCAGTCCAGGCGATCATTGTCTGGGCGAATCGTGGCGGAGGGAAGTCTCTTGTAGCTGCGATCACGATCTACCTTTGCATGGTCTGGAGACGGCTATCCTTCTCAGACCTTGCAGGATCGCAAGAACAGGCTCAAGAGGTCTATGCTTACGTCACGACGTTCTGGAATTGCATACCGATCGTCAAGGAGAAACTATTAGCAGGGGAACCGCTCCAGCAGAAGACGGTCCTTAAGAACGCGGTCAGCCTCAAGTGTATTGCGAACTCGCAGAATCAGGCACGAGGCAAGCATCCCGAGGGTCTGGTCGCAGATGAAGTCTGTCAGAAGGAACGGTTCAAAGACGAGAACGTATTGCAAGCGACGAACTCGGTTCTTACACAAGACGACTTCATTATTCTTTATATATCAACGTTCCATTTGCCTATCGGCCTCTTCGCAGAGACATGGGATCACGCGGAGTCGCTTGACTTCAAGCGATACAAGTGGAACGTCTACGATTGTATGGAAAGATGCAAAAGAGATATTGATTGTAAGAAGTGTCGGCTGACGCGTCGTAAGATTAAGAAAGACGAAAGCGGGAACATCGTCAAGCGTTCGTTCTTCGGCTGTAACGGCAAGGCGAGGAAGGCCGATGGCTGGATGTCGTTCGGCCAGCTCTTAAAGATCAAAAAGAAGGCGGAGATCAGAGGACATAATTGGCGGACAGAATTCGAATGTGCTCGGCCTGAAACGAAGGCGAAAGTATATAAGACAAACAAACTGCGAAAGACACTCGTCGATCGCATGGTCATCCCGCAAGAGTGCGAACGGTCAGTCGGGATTGACTTCGGAACGTCCAAACAATGTGCGATCGTTCTTACTTGCATGGGATACGATCGTCTGCTCGTTCCATGGTCTGACTTCTCAGTCGGTAGGGACCTTGACTATATTGCGAACACGCTCAAGAGCATCAGGATTCGGCATGGTGACTTCACGGTCTTTGCAGATGCAGAGCAATCCTATGGGATTATGTATTTGAGGAAGGCCGGATTCGTTGTCGAGTCTGTCGCGTTCAATAAGTATAAGAAGGTCGGGATAGCAAACCTGGAAAGATATATCAACGCAGAAAAGATTCGCATCCTGAACGTCAAGCCGAATCGCATTCTATACAGACAGCTCGTTGGATATAAGAAGGACGAATTGGGAAAGCCAGTAAAGAAGGACGACCACGGACCTGACGCTCTGTTCTGTGCAGCTCTCAGGTTCGATTTCATGTTTCACTTTGGCCGAGCCATCAAGAAGGAAGCTGCCGAGGCAGACTTGAAGGCCAAGGAAAAAGAAGATAGTGAAGTGGAGATATTCTAATGTCAAAGACTAAAAAGATGCACACGATACTCGCAGAGGCAGTCGTACATTTCAAGTCAGGAGCATCGTTGCGGGGAGGGCTCAACGAGTTCTATCTTGCAGATGACTCCAAGTCATTGCGGAAGGCATTGACAGACCCCGATGTCATGCGGGAAGTCGGGGACCAGGAGATCTCGTTCATCAATTTGGACGAGGTCGTCTTTATCAACATATCGCAAGTCAAGGTTCAACTCAAAGAAGATACAGGAGGACGACATGAAGGCGACGAAGGAAATTAAACCACCGATCACAAGGAAGGTTTCCATCATCAGGAGGTTCTGGAACAAGGCTCTTTCCGTTATGAGCCAGGACAAGCAAGAGCGCAACCGTGCAGAGATCGAAAGGTTGATGGCTCGAGACGTTGTCAAGGCAAGGCAATTCAGGCGGAGGGAGCGCGAACTGAAGATCGGAATCTTCAACGACACGAAACGATCCAGGGAGTTCTACAGATATCAGAGATACCTTGGAAGGGAAAGGAAGCAGCTCGAACGCTGTCGTAGAGCCATGCAGAGCGGTCGCGCGGTCAAGAGGCCGACGAAGCTTGCAAAGCTCAAAAGACACGAAGAGTTCCATGCACTTGAAATAGAGCGCATGAAGAAGATCTTGTTCGGCGACCTGATGGTCAATCCACTTTCGGCGTAGACTACATTCGCCAAGACAGGCAGGAGATAAGCAGATGAGTGAAAAGAAGAAAAAGAAAAAGAAGAAAGAGGAATCGGTGGAGCAGTCACTCAAGAGCCTATTCGAACGGCCAAAGAAAAGCTATACCATCCCAGCTCCTCCGCAGATCAAAGGCCGAACGAACCATGGAGTACGACCTCAGCTCGTCTTCTACTTCGACAGCGAGAAAGACTTGCAGATCGTTATCCGGGCATTCGGCGGGAAGAAGAGGGAGCCGAGAACGAGTCTGCTGGTAAAGATGGCTCGTCGGTACCTGAAGAAGCGGAGCATGACGGGAGGGAAGAAGAAATGAAGACGAAGACAAAAGATAAGACAGGACAGGCAAGTATCTGTGAGGCGTGTCAAGCCTGTGACGGTACACGATGCGCAGCTCTGCAGAAGGATGCGAAAGCATTCCTGAAGGAATCACTTCCCGAAGAGATATCGCAGAACTATCCGGGCATGAGGTTCACGGCCGATGCGATGGATTGCGCGATGCCCATCGCGATTGATTCCCATTCGGGATGCTCGTTCGCGTGTCTATATTGCTTCTCGAACTCGTTCGTTCGTGACCCGTCAAGAAATACGGGCATCATGAAAGAAGCTGTGGACAAGCATGGATTATACAGGCAAACGAGCCTTCGTGCTTTGGAGAGGCTGTTCGCAAGAGACGCCGACAACGAATACGCTCGTGCTGTCTATCCGCTCTTGGATATGGGACAGCCGATTCAATGGGGAGCACTCGGCGAACCATTCGACAAGCTGGAAGAGCTCACGGGATGGGGTTTGAAGTTCGCAAAGATACTTCGAAAATACAATGTCCCGACTCGCGTGTCCACGAAGGGAGCGGAATGCCTTTTGAAACCCAAGTATCTGAAGGCATTCAGGGGCTCGGATCGGTTCTGGTTCAATTTCTCCTTCATCAGCGCGAATGACAAGCTGCTCACGAGGGTGGATCTTGGAGCACCTGACGCGACGACCCGTTACAAAGCGATGAAGGCTTTGCACAAAGACGGCCATCGTGTCGGCATCAGATTCCGGCCATTCATTCCAGGAGTCAGCGATCAATGGCCGGGAGAGCCGAAGGGATGGGCAGTCCATCTGGAGAAGTGTAGGGAAGCTGGATGCGAGTCAATCTCATTCGAATTTATATTCTTCGAGCGGGGAGCGAACGCAAGGCAGAGAGCACAGTATCAACTGATCGCTCGTGCAGCTCGTGACCCGAACCTTGTGCGGGATTATATCGAGGACAGCCTGTCGTTCGGGACGTGCATCCGCAGGAACCGAGCATGGAAATATGACATGACGATGGCGATCCGGGAGAAGTGTCACGAGCTCGGGATGGCCTTCTGTGTCTCCGATCCACACTTCAAGGAGTTCGGTGATACGGAATGCTGTTGCGGGTTCCCAGACGATGATCCTATCTGGGGAAAGACCGATCGTCATAATTGCTGTTCGCAAGTCGTGCGAGCTCGGAAGCGATATGAGAAGGGCGAGCGTCCTGTCCTGCTAACCTTCGACGAGGTCTGCCCTGATTGGGCAAGAGTCGTCAAGGCAGGAACGATGATCAATTTTTCCTGTGCGGCGAACCATCGGCGCAGACGTGACCAGACATGGGGAGACACGCTCAGGAATAAGTGGAACAATCCCAATCACGCTCGTGCTCCTTATTATTATTTCGAAGGGATACTCAGGCCTCATCACGTGGACGAGAACAAAGACATCGTCTACGAATATGTTCCCTACGATAATAGGAAGGACATCAAGTCCAGACTCGTATGATCGTACTCAGTTCGTTCAATAAGAGGCCTGACGGCATTCCGGCGTTCTCTGTAGCAAGATGGCAACCTCGTGGACATCATTTGCCTGAGCTCCGGTTCCTCGCGCCGATAGATCAGTTTGGACACAAGATCAAAGGGTTCTACGATCATCGAGAATACCGAAGGCTCTATAAGGCAGTACTCCAGACCAGGAAGGAAGCGATACTGAATTGGCTGGATTCGCTTTCGCCGAAGCAAGACATGACGCTCGTCTGCTGGTGTACGATCGAACAGCAAAGACTCAAGGGATACGATACGATCATGTGTCATACCATACTCCTTGGAAATACAATCCGGAAGCATAGGCCGGACATCTTAGTATTCGTTGACGCCGATAGGTTCCAGCACTCGATCTTCAAGCATCGTCATCCTCTGTTCGATCCCAGGAAGCGAAGGAGGAGATATGAAAATAGAAAAGGACGCCAATTATTCTAAGACCTTCGTCTTTGAGAAGGTCGTGCATTCCGTTGACTTTATAGTCGCGATCGATCCATACTTTTTTCCAAGAGTATGGAACGACAATACTGTCAGGGTCACTTGCAGAGGAAGAGATATAGAACTCGTTGACAAGCTCGCCAAGGATGCGAACGCCAATCCTGAGCAAGGCGAGAAGGGTGAATGGCAGAATACAAGTAGATAATCAAAGGGGTCGCCTGGATCGACCGTGGACATGAGGTCCCGACCGCTGAAGGGCGACCTGAACATAAACGAACCGGACTCCTTTCTTCGATAGAGGTCCTGCTCTTTTTGCCGGAGGGCAGGACCCCTGATATATTCGGAGGACGATATGAAGGAGAAGGCATGGGCGATCAAGGATTGTCCCGTCTGTAACGGAACTGGAAAGCGTGACGGGAGAATATGCTTCTTCTGCTCTGGCGAGAAGCGACTCTACCTTCGCTGGGAATCAACACAAGAACTCAGGCAGATAATCAGCAACGAAGAGTTCGTAGATTGCATTCTTGATGCTATTAAGGGGAAGGCCAATGAGACCGGAGGATTACCGATCTAAGGGATGCAACCTCGCGAAGGATATGTACGAGATCTTCCGGGGGATTTGGGAATATCAAAACGGGAATCCGTGCAAAGGATGCGCGGAGTTCCACGAGTGCAAACTCAGGAAGGAAATATATGAGGCGAGGAATAAGCCTCGGCCGTCCAGCTCTGCAAGTAACAGCATGAAGGACGGCATAACGAACGCTGATATTGCTCGTGTTCTTGGAATCAGCAAGAGACAGGCAGCTAAGAAGAGGGCACGAGGCGAACTTGACCTTGACGATATCAAGAGACGGCTATAAGAAGGGGTCGTAAAGGGCTCGACAGGCAGAGGTGAAGTGAATCCTGCGATCCGTATGCTTCCGCGTCAAGGAGCGAACAATCAAATTCAATCGCCAATGAAAAGCGACAGGTCGCTCGTCCCGCCTCTTTTGGCGAGGCGATGACCGCCAGAATGGTCGCTTGACCATTCCGGTTCACCGAGGAGCGTTCCGGCCTTGGATGAACCGCCGTTAGGAACTCAGGTCGGTTAAATCCCACCGACCCTAACTCGGGTTGACTTGCTCGTGGAAAGAACGGGATAGGCTGTCGGTAGCTGAAAAGAACCGACTACGATCGTAGATGGACCATGGATCCCTGAGCTGGACGTGGGTTCGATTCCCACCGACTCCATTCGCCCTGGAGTGGAGGTCGCCGATAGGTAGAGTGCTCCTCATCCGAAAGCGACCGAAGCCCCTTCTTCTGGTCCCGGAGGTAGTCTGGACCTCCGGGACTTAGAATATATTCGGAGAACGAATCATGGATAGCGAACTGAGGAATTGCGGTTCGTGTCAGGAGTGCTGTACTTTCCTGGCGATACCAGAACTGAACAAGGCAGAAAATGAACCTTGCAAACATCTGTCGGACGATGGCTGTTCCATCTACCAGGATAGGCCGGATGTTTGTCAAGGGTTCAACTGTCTGTGGAAGTTCAGGAACCTATTCGTGGACAAGAAAGGCAAACGAAGGCCAGACAGACTCGGCGTCATGGTGAGGCTGAGGAATGATATTGAAGGCATTCGTTCCGCGATCCAGTTCATCGGCAAGAACAAAGACATATTCAAAACGGAAAAGGTCAGGACGCTCAGGAAGAACTTGCTATCGGCAGGGTTCACCATCGTGCAGACAATAGCAGGTGAAACGAAAAGCAAAATGATCAGGCCAAGGAACTGAGGCGAGGCCGAACCAAGAATTGCCAGGATCGCATGAATTCAAAGTAAAGGGTCCAAGCAATCGCCTCGCCAAGACCAAGACATTTGAACCCTATACGAAGTGGAAAGGAGGTGAGATATGCGCTAGCGTCCTTCTGGACTCTGGGCTGATTGTACTGCAAGAAGCCTGGAAGCGATGTCTACAGAACAAGACGAAGAACTGGCGACGTTCAGGCCAAGGAAACTCCGTGCGACATGGCCGAGCGACTTCCTGGTCGGCTCGGCCGATAATATATTCGAGGAAGAGAGATGGACCCAAAGACATTCGACAAGAACGGAATCTGCCTGTTCTGCAGAAAGTGCAAGAGGCATCGTACGTTCTATTCTAAGTTCTGTACGAACTGCAATCAGGACGCGACCGATTCATATATTGCCCAGATGGTCGCTCAGGGATGGACGCTCGTCTGGGATAAGAACGGCATCAGGAGGCTGAGATGAGCCAGTCATACGAAGAACGACTGAGGATACCGATGGAAGGGCGACCGCTCATGCGGTTTGAAACAAGAGATGGAAAGCATATCGCGACAGGCTATATTCGTATCGTTATAGGCGACCGAGGACCATACATAGAGTTCGGCCCTGAAAACATCGTCAAGGGTTCATTGCATATACCGAGGAGTACGATATGGAGGCAGGGTTCAAGGAAAGCGTTCTATATCGAATACCGTTCAGCGTGTCCTTCGTTCGTGAAGGTATATCTGCAAAAGAGATCGGTTGATTATGCAGATTATAAGAAAGGGCTCTACTACATTTCGCCTTTTGATCTGCTCGCGAACGGGCAGACGATAATAGAACCGAAGAAGAATACACCGAAAGTCAGGAGGCTGATATGAAAGTGGAAGTGATACTGTTCAACTTCGCGGAACAGCAAATATACAGAACACCGAACAAAGAGATGGGAGAAAAGCCAGATCTCCCAGACGGTTCAGCGTATGCGATCCCTGAAACCTTGCTGACCTATGAAGACTGCAAGAAACTGATGGCGATCGTGTTCTACATGAATCATGGGAATCATCTGCCCGAGGATGGAGCGTTCGGTGCTCTATTGGTCTTCCCTGGACAGCCAGGACCGGAAATGACAATGATCATGCCCAGAAGCACAAACGATATCGCCCTGACTTCGCTTCAGGCGAATGCCGATCGGCTCAAGTGTACGGCGATGAAGATCAGAGTCGTGCGCGGAATGGTAAAGATACCGAATGAAGACCGATGAAATACTTGCGCTCATATATGGAGCCGTCGTCGTTGTCTATCTGATCTGGTTCTTCGTGTGGATCAGCAGAATAGACAAAGAGGAAAGCAAGTGGAGCGTCCACTTTCAATATCCCCATAGTAGGCGACCCTCTACTAATAACCTCATGGTAGACGACCCTCCCGATTCCAAGGAGGCCTGATATGCCGAGAGAAGAATGGCGGGAAGGGAACCGAGTACACTACAAAGAATATCGCGTGATAGGTAAGGAAACAAAGGTTGAGGAAGCCGATAAGATACTGGACGAGCATAACGTCCCAGTCCCTACAAAGAAAAGTGTCCTGAAAGCGTTAGAGATATTCGATGGCGAACTGGTCCTGATAAGCGAACGTATCCCAGGAACGGAAAGGCGTCGTATAGTCTGGAGCAGGAACCATGGACAAGGCTGAAAGAATAAAGATGGCTCGCGCTCTTGCTAATAGTCACCGAAGCGTGATGCAAGCAAGGCAGGAATTCCATGACGGGCTGAGGGAGATAAAGGAGAGGGTTGAATGCCCTACCCTTCGCTCCCTATTAAACGATCTGTCTGGCGAGTACTCAGGACTCAGTTCAATGCTCCGCCTTGCACTCGTACAGCTGGACGTGGATATCAGGGTATTCGTAGAGCGAAATGAAGTCCGGTTTAAGGACGATCCAATACAGGCTGAAATAGATAACGAATACCTTCCACCATTATTCAGGATCCTTGAGCCAGTAGAAACGCTCAGCGATCTACCTGATCAAGCAGAAGACCACGATTCAGTCTTCGTAAAGGCTGAAGATATTGCATACGTCTACACCGAAGAGCATGGATGGGAAAAGCTGCCCGACCATGTCGCAAGAGAGCGAGGAGGAGACGATGACATTCGAGGACGCATGGAACGCTCTGGCGAACAAGAATAAAAAGATAAACAATCCCGACGCAGAGATTACATTCAAGGCAGGGAACCTGAAGAAGCTACTGAAACAGATATACGATCAGGGGTTCAAGGCTTCCCAGGATATGCACGAGGCAGCTCGTGCGTTCAAGGAAGCGGGAAAGAGCAGGGAAGGCCCGATGGATATGTTTGACCAGATGTTCGATGGCGGATTCGGTAGGAGATAAAAGGATGATAATTAAATGGGACGATAAGACAATCGATCTGCCTGAGGATAGGCCGATTGAAATACTGCTACACCGAAACGATAATATAGGGATGAAGCTGCATGGGAACGAACACGTCCTAATCACGTTGAGCAAGGGCGACAGAAAGAAGCCGATTGAAGATATAGCAGATACTCTATTCAAGTTCCCGTTTCCTTTGCACATGAACCCGGCATTCATGCCCAGAAAGGGAAAGAAAGTGCAGGAGGAAAATGAATGGTAGAGGAGGAGGAATAGGATGCGGAAACATATCCCGTGGAGCGTCGCAGTAAAGAACACCAAAGTCGCCGAGGAGCGTGAGTATATGCACGATAGAAGGCTCGTATTGTTATTCGGCCAAGATGCGGAATATATCAAGGGATTACTACAGGAGAGCCCGGATATTACGATCAAGGAACTATCCGACAGGCTGTTCGAGAAAGGGAGGAGCGTTTTATTTACTGCCTGTCCACGATAAGGGAGGAAGAAGATGGTAGAGCCAGGACAGAAGTGGAGAGTGATTAAAGATACGAGCATACTAAAGAAAGGCGACATCATATACGTCGGGAAGCATCAGGTGAAAAGAACCTTCGGGCCGAATAGATTAAATATGTTCGCCGATATGACTCTGCCGTATGAACCGAGGGAAAGGATATTAGCAGAAGGAACAATTGATCAGGCGTTCTTGGAAGACATAGCAGAACTGATACCAGCATAGGAAAGGAAAGCCATGAGTAAATCATATTCGCTACCACCGAAAGAACTCGATCCGCTGACAGGAAGCATAGACTGGGAAAGAATATATCTGGCATCAACAGAAGCCTTGAAACGTGCAAGGGAATCAGGAAGCGTAATCCTACTCAGTACACAGAAAAAGAAAACGCATCCGCTCAACCATGCAAAGGAATAAAGATATGCCGAAAAGAAAACGAATGCTAATAACGCTTGAACTCAACCCGAAAGATATACAAAGGAAGATAGAGGCCTATCTGAAACGTGCAAAGGAATCAAAGACACAGGAAGGCAATACCAATCAACAGCAAGAATCATAGGCATCTCATACGAACGTCATAGAGTCAGGGGCAGAGAGAGGCGAGTCAGGGTATGAGGGTAGAAACCTAGCTTGCCCTCTCCGCTGACCCTTCCTCCTCCGGGCAGGGTCGGTTCTGCCCGTGCTATCCGTAGGCTCGTCCGTAGGGATGAAACGGGGCGATATACTCATGGAAATCCTTCACCATGAACGATATACGGATGAAAGGGTCGGAAACCCCTACCCTATACAGGGGGGAAGGGTACAATCGCCAGGAGACGTCATGCTGGCGTCTCGTACAGTCGGTCTAATGGCTTGCAGGGGCGACGCCAGGAAGGGGGAGAGTACCATCATGAGGACAGGGGACGAAAACCGAGCACGGGCGAAACTGGGAAGAATGGCGAGGATATTAAGATCATTAGGAATAAAATTAAGTTTATGAAAAAAGGTTTTCGTTTTTTTAAGAAAGTGGATTCTCATACTTTATAATAGCACAGAATTTCGCCTCACCCTGAGTCATTTTCGGGGAAACGGATGAACGGGCATCGTGAAAGCGGAGAATACCTTCAGATCGTCCTCCCAGGGATGGAGTCTACCGATGGGCGTCGTAGAGCGGTTCATGAGGCAGTCAGCATCGGGCGGAAACCCGTTCAGGCAGAGAGGAACAGCCATGAACGATTCAGCATCGTCAGGGCTTTCGGCGGAAGACTGGGAAGCAAGGAAAGACGCGATTCAACAAAGGCTCGCGGAAATCAAATGGGAACTGGATGAGTTAAATACGGGGATGACCGAAGAGAATAAATCAGCGACCCTTGCACGAGTCGCCGAATTAGATATGGAACTGGAAAGGCTCAACCTGGAGATCGATTCTATGATCGATCTTGGAGAGGAATAAATCATGGACAATATCGAAACCGTCGGCGAAAGAAAGTGCATCCTCTTCGAGCGGGACATCAGGGATCAGAAGGGTCCATGGGCTCCAGGATGGTATCTCAACAGATGTCATCAATGCGGGAAGCAATTCGTGGGAGACAAACTTGCGCGAATGTGCGCTCCCTGTGCATACGAGGATCCACCGAACACGCAGATTCATGTCGGCCTTGTTCTGCAACCGAAAGAGCATCTACAGGACTGGCCGGATGAAAAGGCCGAGGTCGTCCGCCACGATCTCAAGCTGGGATGGTTCATCGTGGTCGGGGATAACTTCAGCCGATGGTATAAGGACGAAGCCGATATCTGGAAAGACTTCGACGAGATCAAGAAATAGGGAACCCCTTATATGCCGAAAGTACATTTTCAATTCCGGATCGGCAAACAGACAAATGGACAGAATACGATTTGCGGGATAAGGGCATCCAGAATCACAGGGATCAAGGGTTCGGTCACCTGCAAGAGATGTCTCAAGGTATTAGATCAGGATGATTCGCCAAAGGAAGGCCAGAGGGAAACCATATCGTCGCTCGTGTAGAGGGATAGAATGCCTGAAGAAAATATAGAAACAGGATGGCTCATAGAGCGGTTCGCCGAATCAGGGAACAGCCTCAATGTCGCCTTGCGAGTCTGCGATGGATGCTGGTCGTTCGATCTGTTCGATCGGGCAATTCGGTTCGCAAGAAAGGAAGACGCCGAGGCGGTCGGCAAACTGGTCTTCACTCAGTTCTTTCATTGCTGGGGTGAGAAGATAACCTGGAAGGCGACCGAGCATTCGTGGGGATAGGCTCATGCCGAAACAAAGACAAATGAAATACAGCATGAGCGGTCCTGCACTCGTGCGGGAATTCGATGCACTCGTCCCGCTTTCACCTGACGAAGCAGAAACGAAACTAAGAGGTCAGAACGTATATAAACTCCAGCTCATGGCCTACATGATTCAGCAAGTAAACGAGGGCAAGGTCATTCTCGAGAATATAACGCAAGTCATCGTCTGGGACGATCCGATAAAGGGGCAGCTCATAGAGATACAGGGTAGGGGATGGCGGAAATGAACGGACGGCCAATCTATACGGGCGGACTCGGCCTCTGGTTCTACAGTCTGCCTCGATGGAGACAGATCATATTCCGCATCTGGGACACGATAGGGCAATTGAGCCGACCTCTCGTCTGGTCGGTATGGCGGAGACCGCCAGATAGCCTGATGGCTTGGAATGAAAGGAGAAAGTGATGGGAATCAAGATTGCGACGTGCGACGACTGCGGAAAAGAACTCCAGGACCACGAAATATATATGGACCATGATCAGATGGTTCGATGCAAGGTCTGCGACCTCAAGAGCGATCTTGCAAAAGAAGAGGCTCTATATAAAAGCCGAAGCGTCTCCTTCGATGCTCAGGCAAAGATAATGAAGGAAATACGAGTCAGGATCAAGGGTCTACGACGCCAGATACTTGAGGCTGGAGGCAATATCGGTTCAGCCAAATCTGAAGGACCAGAATATTTCCCGCTCGTATGGGAAGAAACGAAATGGAGCCCGAAGAACGTCGAAGGTCACGTGAGAGATCAGCTGGTCGCCTGTTCTTACTATGAGGAAGGGTTCTGTTGGAGAATCCGCAAGGACGATCACGGCCAGCTGTATCTCGCAAACGACCCGGAACTCATGCTCCCGTTCTACGAGAAGATACGATTCACCGACCTGGAAGCTGCGAAGGCGTTCTGCGAGAACGAAAATAGAGCATCGTTCCGGGCGGAGACAGGCTCATGAAACGCATCCATCCAGGCAAGATCCGGCATGATCAGCGTCGCAAGAACAAGATCATGCGGAAGCAGAATAAGTTCCGGCGTTCAGCGGAACGACAGGAACGTCGGCGCAAGGTTAAATTCCAAGAGCAGGTCTTCCAGTCCAATTTCGCGCTCAGGAACGAATGGGAAGCGCAAGCTGCCCAAGAACGAATGATGCGTCGGATTGGTTTGTATAGCGATCGCGGATTCGACTGCGACTTTGAAAAGGTAATCGCAGAGATCAGCGAGATGGCTGAAAGGGCAAGGCAGGATCATGCCCTTCGGGAACTTGCATCCATCGTCGCCGATGCGATGCGGACAGGAGAATCGATCACCGTCGAAAACGGATGCGTTTTGATCGGTAGCAGGGTAACTCGGATTCGCGTCACAGATTCAACGGCGACGATTGAATGGTAGGAGAAAGATCATGCAGACGACTCCGGTACCGAAGCCGAAGCGATCTTGCAAGAAATGTGGATCGCCCCTCGAGATGCCCAATCCGTTCGGGCGCGGACACGTGATCAAGGATTCCGAGGAGGAGGATGGCGTCTGCGGATACTGCCTCGGCAAGAAGAAAAAGGTCGATCAGTATGTCCCAACGATCCCGGAAGGCACGATCCATCCGAAGGAACGCACGATCGCCTTCAAGGAGGCTCTGCTCCGCAAGGCCACGAAGGAAGCTGCGGAAAAGGTGAAACGGGACGCGGTCGCTGAGCAGAATCGCAAGGATCAGGGAGTCGCCGAGGACAAGGTCAAGGAAAAGAAGGACAAGTGAGCCGACCTCCAGAAGGAGAACCTGCTATGAAAGAAACGATCTACACTTGCAATCTCTGCAAGTCGAACCAGAAGGAAAACAATCTGGTCGCGTACAGGATCACGCATCAGAACAGGATCGAGCTCTTGCCGAGCCCGGAGGACATCAGGATGGGCGAGAACCATCTGTGCAAACCCTGTATCCAGCGGATCAAAACCACGAGCATCTGAGGGAGCGATGGTCGAAGCATTAAAAGATTCTGACCCGATGCCCTTTGGGAAGCACAAGGGCAAGGAAATGAGGGATGTCCCGGCATCCTATCTCGACTGGCTCCGTGACCAGAAATGGCTGGACGAATGGCCGAGCGTCGCAAAGTACATTGAAGAAAACGAACTCCAGATCAATCAAGAGTTAGAAGAGGGATAAGCCATGACGTTTCCGCTTGCTCGTCTGCCCCTGGATTACTTCGCCGACGGCGATCGTATTGCCGTCCGCTCGCTTGGTCCGGTTCAGGAAGCTCGGGATTCGCTTTCCGATCTACTGAACCGTGGACGTGGAGTGGAGCAAGGTCTGCCGTATCACGTGGACGAGGACCGTGAAGGTTCGTACGATTCCATCGAAGACGCGATTGAACAGGCAGACGCTGACTTGACGGCGGATCAGGCAATCGTCATCACGATCGATCCGAGGTCGGACCGCGATTTCCTTCTACCGAGCGGAGGCCTGACGCTTCCGAAGAGACACGTTTTCATTCGGTCATCTGGACTATATAACAACGTCAACGGCAGACCATCTCCGGGCGGAACAGCTCTGCCGAGGATCATTGGCGATTTCGATCTTCAGGTCGCCGACGATAGGGACAGAACCATCTTCTCCCTCATCGGCCTCGTACATGAAGGAAGAATATACGGCAAGTCAAACAACCTGATCTTCATGAAGGACTCTCATTTCCATCAGGGACAGCCTCCTGACGGTTCGATTATCCGGACCCATGGATCTGAGGGTTGCATCGTACATTTCAATAACGTCTATTCAAACAACGGTCAATTCTGGATCAACGACCAGGACGACTCACCGAGTGCAGTCAAGGGAGCGGTCTACGTCCAGAATCAGCCCATATTTCTGTTCCCGAATCAGTGGATGAAGGTAAGAAATTGCCTCGTCTACTTGCACAATATCACAATTCACCTCGTCAATTTCTTCCAGCCATTTTCGCTCATTGATGCTGTAGATACAGGGGCAAGGTTCGAGCTGTTCGGAGTGGACATCGCGAACTTCAACCTTGGTCCAACGACCGACACGAGGCTGTTCGTGAACGCGGAGAGTGCTCATGTGGAATGGGGAGGCGTTCGTATAGACGACGTCGCCCCGTTCAATTCGCTGGACATCGGTATCACCGACCTCGCGAGGCATGGTGGAGCACCGACGTTCGGCAGTCTGGTCGCCCCTGCAAGACCGCCGACCGGATCAGCATGGAAGGACCGGACGGCATACGCTTTCAAGATGTTCAACGGATCCATCTGGGTCTAAAAAGGAGGAAGGGATGGCGAAGCCTCTCGCTGAAACCATGGACTTCTATCTGCTGTTCCGGATGCTGGAACAGGCAGACAAGGATTCAATCATCACGGCCAGAGATGGCGGAACGGAAGCGGACGTCGTGACCATATTGGAAGGCTGGAAAACAGGTCACTCGGATGCAGATATCCGAGCACAATGCGAGGTCGTGCTGGACGCGATCGCGGAATAAACACGTTTCCAAGGCCAGAGAGCAAGGAAAGGAGAACGTCATGGAACGCAAGTCGGTCAAGATGATGCCGGGAAGGATCCTGGTCAGGCGAAAAGATCCGGACAAGGTCACGGAAGGCGGGATCGTCATTCCGGACGTGTCCAAGAAAACATTGAACGAAGGGACCGTCGTGGAGGCTGGATTGCCTCAGGAGGAAAGCTGGTCGCCTGATGCGCCGAAGGTTCAGAAGGGCGACTACATTCTGTTCGCCCCGATGGGAGGCGTGGACGTGCAGATCAACGGCGAAGACCTCCTCGTCATCAGTCACCACGACGTCTTCATGGTCCTGGAGTGACATGAGGAGACAGGCGATGAGGGGAAAGGAGATTCGGGTTGATTTAATCGGCGCGAAATCACCGTTCATCGCGAATGCGGTCAGGGCGAAAAGCCTCTTGAAGGAGGCAGCTAGATTCGCCGGAGCGACAGTCGTCGGTGAAGTCGCAGTAGACCTCGGCGAGAATGGCTCGCCTCCTGGCTTCACGGTCGCAATCTTGCTTGACGAATCTCACTTGACTGCACATTACTACACCGAGGGAGGGAAGCTCGCGTTGAACGCTTTCACTTGTGGAGAACGAGCGAAGGCGGAGAACGCGATGCAATTCATACTTGACAGGGTCAACGGCGAAGTCGTTTTCCAAGACGAGACTGGCCGATTTCCATGCTGATCATTCTGCTCGAGCTGCTGTCGGGCTTTGTCCCGATCTCCTGGAGAGAGGTCATGCTCCTCATTTGTCGCCCGACTGCATCCGGCGACCGGAGCCACAGAGGACCCCTAACGCAGAGCGATGAGTCTGGCCTGAGATTCTATACGAGCGGATTTCTTTAGTGAACCTCACTCCCCATCGCGGGAGCATCTTTGATTTGAAGCAGGAATGAACTTCTACAGTCGGGCATCCCACGGGACCTGAATTAAAGAGCCATCTTCCGCCTCGGGCGCGACCAAGTCCGCCCGAGCGCGGAGGCTTAATACACCATGACAAAGAAACGAAAAGAGAATACCGATTGGTCCTGCTATCTTCTGCTCTGTGCAGACGGGACGTATTATTGCGGAATCACGAACGACATGGGAAGGAGACTGAAACAGCATAATGAGGGCAAAGGGGCAAAATATACCAGAGGCAGATCTCCAGTTCATCTCGTTGCTATCAGGCAGAACATGACGCGGTCTGGAGCTGCTACATTCGAAAGAATGGTCAAAGCCAAAAAGAAAAAGGACAAGGTCGTTTTCTTCAAGACGTTCGGTGTTCAGTCATGCTGATCATGGGCGAATGGTGTTTTGAATGCGGAAGGATAACGCGATGGACGTCGCGCTCCATCAATGACACGACGACGTCTTTGGGTTTGCGACTGTTCTACACTTGCGATCATTGTGGAGCGAGGCGATTTAGGACTCTACTCGGTGGTTTCAATGGCGGAAGAGAGGGCAAGGTACGACGGCAAATACACAGCAGAAGAAGTCGTGCGCCTCGCTCTGCCGTCGCTTCGGCTTGATCCGCTGACTGCGACTCGTGTCTGGCGATGGTCCGAATGGCTTATGGCCGAAGGTTTCATCCTCGCTCATGGCGGGGACTGTTTTTCGTTCACCGAAGACGGCAAGAAGGCTCTGGACTGGAAGGAACGGTCAATAGAGCGCGGATGAAAGGAGGATTTCAATGGGACTCAAGGACTTCGAGGACAAGATCACGGGCGACGAAGAAATCAAAAAGAGCTTCAAGGGATCCCTTTCCCTGCTCGCGAAGCAGGACATGGAAGGGAAACTCATGGAGAAGCGGATCAACATCGAACAGGCAGAGAACGGCGTCATTCTCCGTATCTCCATGGAGGCCGAGTTCGGCAAGGGAGACAAGCGGGACTGGAAATACATCAACAAGTCGTACATCTTCCCGGACATGAAGGAAGTCCTTCCGATCCTGGAAAAGGAAATGAAATTCTCGAGGGGCGAGAAGATCATGCTTTCCGAATTCCTCAAGGCGAAGAAGGGAGCGAAGGTTCACGCAGTCGCCAAGCGAACGCTCAACTTCGTCACCGGAGATGGCGACGGTCACGTCCACATGGGACACGGGACGATCGTGGACAAGAAGGTCGGCGACAAGATCGTCAAGGTTTTCGAAGGCGAGACCATGGAGAACGCGGTCTATTGGAAGCTCGGCCAGCAAGAGAAGGAAAAGCCCGAGACCGATTTCACCAAGACGGTCAACGCGACGCTCCATGCTCACAAGCATTCGTTCAGCATCCCGCTCACGAAGGGCGACGAGAGCGGATGGCGCATCTACGGGCAGACCACGAAGGCCGAAGAGCACGATCATCCCGTGGACTTCCTGGATTTCTGGTCCACTCCCGTGACCAATTCCCCGGACCAGAAATAGGTCAACAGCCAGCTTTGAATTGAGGGTCGTACGATGTTGGAAAGACTTCCGGCTGATTATTTCGCGGACGGTGACAGGCTCGCGGTCCCGGATCGTGGTGCAGTCGAGAACCGTCAGCGTGATCTCGCCACCTTGATCAACGAGGAGGTGATTGACCGCACGAATGCAAGGGAGACGACAGCCGAGCTGAATCTGTGGGTTGATCCGGTCAACGGTTCTGACTCCGCAGATGGGCAATCGGAGTCGCGTCCGATTCGCACTTGCGCTCGCCTCGCGGAAATCCTGCCGATGTTTATCAAGCATCGTACGACCGTCAATTTCAAAGAAGGGACTCTTGACCCGTTGACATTGGAAGGGAATGTCGTATTTACAAGCGACAAATCTACGGACCCGATGTTCAAGCTGATCGGTACGACGGGCAAAAAAACATTGACGACAGGGGTGAACGAAGGCGTCGCAAGCGGAGGCGGTCGGTGGTATATCGACAAGCCGACAGGTGAGCCTGATTGGACTGCAAGCGAAATGAAGGGCGAACTTCTGGTATTGACCGGAGGAACGCTTGCCGGAAATACATATTTGATCAGGGACAATACTACGACACGAATTGAAATTATGCGGACAGGTTCGTTTGGAACTCCGCCTGACAATACCACGGAATTTGAAGTACACGATCGCAAGACGCTATTTGATGCGAACGGCGATCCAGGCAGGTTCGGGTTCGGACCATTGGAACTCATTGGCTTGCAGACAACGGATCGTTCGTTCAATAACGAAGATATCAGCATTCAGAATTTCCATATGGATGGCGGTGGATTCGGCGGATTCGGCTGGGCTCTCATTTTGGATTCATGCCTTGCAGATGTGGCCGTCAGAAATATGTTGTTTACAAATAAAGCCCTTCCACAATCTTCGCGAACAAATTATTTCAGGATGTCGAATAGTGCAATCTTCGGCCCGAATACAGGGTTTGCTTTCTGGTCTTTGTCTGCAGCTGAATCAATAGCTCTGTTCAGGAACATTTTCTACGGGGATGTTCTTGATTTGTCGCTTTCAAGGGTAGTTTCCGCGAGCATCTTTGATAATGAATTTCGAAACGAAGAAATCAGATATACGAATTGCGGACAATGTTCATTGACCGGAAGCATAATTGACGGCGTCACTATGCGATTTGAATATTTGATGGACCTATTTTTGTTCGAAAATGTCATAAGGAATATACCGAATCCAATGCGGATCGAACACGTCAAACACGCTCAGTCCTGGGCAGACGATATCGGGTCAAGTGTATCGGATGCGATCAAGGTCGTCAAATCATTCCTTCGTGTTACGGACATCATCGGCACGGGGAACGGTGGATATGGAATTCGGCTCGAGAACGGAGCCTTCCTTGAAACGTCCGGAACGAATACTTTGACAGGAACGAGCGGTGACATCAAGCCTGGAGCGTTAGGTGCGACTCTGTGGGGAGGCCTGCCCGTCACCGATCCGACGCAGCTTGTGAGGGCTTACTAATGATCTCTCCTCAAGTAAGTGCAAAGGCCATTCAGGTCGGTGGCGAAAATCTGTTGAAAATCTTTCAGCAGAACGATCTAGCTGGCTTGACCGTCGCAGAAACGGCAGACGGCCTCGCTTCCGACGGCATCATCACGACTGGACAGGCTGACGAAATCAAAGCGTTAGCCTAATCCACAAAGCCAGACGGCATGGAGTGGAATGATGGGAAAGAAGAAGAATAAGAATGTTCAACCTGACGGCAAAGATCGAGTCATATTCGACCAAATAAACGGAAGGGTTTCATATCAAGGCGTTAATTTAGGGGCGGACAGCATTCGGGCGTTCGTCGGTCTTGCTGGCCTACAGAAAATGATTCGCTTCGGAATCGACGCGAGTGGAAAATATGCTGTGATTCAACGTGTCCCTGAGGGCATAGAATCATTCTATGCAGAAGTCGCAAGGCTCTGCGAAAAGTACAAGAATGATCCAGCGAAAGGCTTCCAGGAGATTCGTCGTACGACTCTGTTCGCCGAATCTGTCCTTGCGAAAGAACAGGAGGGAGACCGATGACCGAGAACGCTCACAAGCCGACGATGGACTTGGAGTACGACGATGCTCTGTACTCCAACCGAATCGTCATGGCGAAGTCGGGTTCAGCTCAGTTCCAAAGCCTGTCGGACGGCGTCCCGAAAGAGGAATCAATTCCCTGGGAACGATGGGTCACGGGCGACGAGAGGCTGTTCGCAGCTTTGCTCCGGCGGATCGTGATCGAAAAACAATCGGGGACGGCCACGACCCTGGACTGGGCGATCGGCGTGAAGTCCGGCGCGACAGGGGTCGAGATCGTCGCTTCAGCTTCAGGCGTCGCGATGCCCGTGGATACTGGACTGAACCTGAAGGAATGGGTTTCCGAAGAAACGACGGCCAAGAACGGCCTCCTGTTCGTGACCCTGACTCCGCATGGAGGCGGAGGCAATTTCATCGTTCGTGTCTACGCCGACCCCAAGAAATAGGACGCTCACTGATCTGAGCTAGGAGACGTGTCATGGCCGGAGTTCAGTATCCCTACTCTGAAAAGATCGTCACGAACGATGTAGACATCGTCGAGGACGATGACCATAACAAACAAGAAGAGCAGCTGAAGGCTCTGACGGCAGCTCGTGGAGGGAAATGGGCTGACGATGCTGGTAGACCGACGCCGACGGTAGATAATCCGTATCCTCTTGGATATAACGTCGCGAGGACGTCGTACGAATATTGGACCGGATCAGCTTGGGTTCAGTTCGAGATCACGGCAAGAAAGGGAGCTGCGAGTGGATACTGTCCTTTGGACGGTTCCGCGTTGATTCCCCCTGCATACCTTCCGGCAGGACCATATCCACCATCTGCCCATAAGACATCGCACGAGTCTGGAGGGGGAGACGAACTCAGCTTAGCTGGGATGAGTGGATTGCTTGCGACTCCACAGACTCCGGCGTCTCACGCATCAACGCATGAAGGCGGAAGCGATCCTGTAACACCAGCTGGAATCGGCGCGGATACTCCAGCGAATAGAAATGCAGCTATCGCGACTCATGCCGGGATTTCAGCTGCTCACCATACTCGTCCAGTAAATGGCGAGCTCCTTCCTGCAGCTCACGCATCCAGCCACGAATCGGGCGGAGCAGACCAAATGAGCGTCTCTGGTCTGCTCGGGCTTCTCGGGAATGCACAGACTCCCCTTCCGCACAAGAATACTCACGTTGTCGGCGGAACAGATGCGTTTCTAATCACGGATGTAATCAATGCGCTCGTCACAAGGTTCCAGGATGCAGGAGGCGTCAATTGGGTCTTCGGTGCCCTGAATCCGAACGAGGCTTTGTATACGAGTCCGAGCGGTCAAATTCTTGGGACTCCAATCGTATCGCCGAAGAAGATGGTCTTTGCACTTGGAAGAAGAACGAATAATTATGGAAATTATGCTGTCGCCGAAATTGGATCGAACGCACAAGGATATTTCTCTTTCTATATCCCGGACGATTTCAATTCGCTTGTCAGTCTAAAGATAATCGGTATCGTCAGTCCTGCAGCTGCTGGAACGGGCAAGGACATCGATCTTTTTACAAACTATGCACAGCACGGGGAACTCTATAATACTCATGCAGAAACAGACACGACGACGACCTATGATCTATCTGCCGAATCGAACAGGCTATACGAACTTGATATATCTGGAGTCTTCACAGGAATCACAGCTGGCGACCATTGTGGAATTGAGGTTGACCACAATTCAATCGGCGGTTCTATCTACTATCTGAACATCGAGCTTGAGTACAATTAAGAATCGAAGGAGGTCCGATGCCTTTTCCTTATTCATACACTCGCGAACTCCTTCCTGAAGGAGCGTACGACATCGACAACCCGAACAGGGTTGACGGTGAAGGGAAACAGATCTACCTCGCGAAAGAAGTGGAACCTGCATTCCCTGGGAAACATTTCCGCGTCGTTTGTGACGAGGACAGTTGCGATATCATTTTTGAGGAGGAATTGGATAGCGGAGAACAGGCTGTTCTCACGCAGAAGGTCAACGAACACAAGGCGAACGCCTAACAAGGACCCTTCATAATTCGCTGAGGTTGATATGAGTGTCCTTGAATGGCCTTATGAAGTACCGAATTACGAAGACGACCATGATTTCTACCTTGCCGAACATCAGAATCGGCAAGATAGGCAAATCCAGGTTCTCACTCAGCGTGTCAATAGATTCTGGGTTGACGACGATCATAGGCCGGAGCCAGTAGACCCATCTGATAGATATCCAATCGGGTTCAATATCTCTCGAAATACTTACGAGTTCTTCAACGGAGCAATTTGGATACAGGTTAATTCGGCCCTCGTTAATACCTTTCTTGGATTACTTGACACGCCGAATTCATTCTCTGGTCAAAGCGGGAAGCTTCTCGCTGTCAATACATCAGAGTCCGGGATCGAATTCATTGAAGGAGGCGGTGGATTCGTGCCTTATGTTGGGAGCTTTGAACAGCCAGAACCTCCGACGCCTTTGCAAGTTCCCAACGGAGCGTTCGCATTCTGGATCGACACAGATGATGGAGATGCGATGTACTTCGTTCGAAACCGTGGAAACGTAATCAAGGCAGTCGAAATGACTGCCGTATAAAAGGAGGAACCGAGTATGACTGCTCACAGGAAAGTTCATGGTCTTGGGAGTGCAGACGATCATGGAGTCGCAACCCTATCCGCGCTCAATGCGCTGATTTCAGACGCGACATTGGACGACGCATCGTCGCCGAGAACGCCATCGAGTCACGCTTCCAGTCACCAGAATGGCGGAGGAGACGAGATCAGCGTCGCAGGTCTGTCGGGACTCCTGGCCGATCCGCAGACGCCGACGACTCACGCTTCCAGTCACGCGACGGCAGGGGCAGATCCGGTATCTCCGGCCTCCATCGGTGCATCGCCGAATCCGCACACGATCGAAGGCTCGAATCACAATCTCGGCATCCTTCTGGCGTCAACCCTGTTCGGCAAGAACTCGGGCGGAACGGCAGCTGCAATCCCGTTCGCAAAGGCAGCGACGGGAGACACGGTCGCGCAACGAGAATCGGACGGCCGAATCAAAGGCGCAACTCCCGTGGATACGGGCGACCTCACGACGAAACAATACGTTGACGACACGTTCAGCTCGTCTCGTCTCGTGCAGAATCCTGTCGAGGTCTGGAAGGTCAAAGACGATGCGGATCAGGGAGGCGTCGGGACACCGACTCCGACGGAGAACGGAGAGGCATGGGTCGTCGTCGGATGGGGAGGAGCAGGAGCGGTCTATCTGAATACGCCGGATTCCCCTGCCGATGGCGACATCGCTCAGTGGAACGGTTCCGGCTGGAATCGTGTCGTTCAAGGTTCAGGCGGAGAGGTTCCTGCGAACACTCGGTTCGTGGTCATCGGCACGGTCGGCGACGGTTCGGCAGCTGGAAGCTTCCTGAACCACGAAGCGGAAATCGGAACGGCAGACGGTCTCGGCGTCTATTCGTTCGAGACGCCTTCGGACGGATGGCAGGTGACGATCGACAATTCACAGGCATACAAAGCCTATGCGATCATCGTCTACAATGCCGTCCTCCAGACATGGGCGATCATCCAAGCTGCAGTCCAGGCTCACAATTCCTCGACCGGAATTCAGGGAGGCGACATCGGCGCGGACGAAGCCTATCACCTGACGCTGATCGAGCATACGAGCCTGACCGGAGCCCTGACCGAGATCGATCATCTGGGACCGATCGTGACTTCGGCCGATCCGAGCGGTCTGCCGACAACGGCAGAACTCGCAGCTGCATGGGGAGGCGAGGACTGGGGAATCGCCATCGGTCTGCTCGGCGAGATCTTCGTCTGCTTCTTGAACGCGGCGAAGGATCAGGGATACGCTGTCGGGATGGGACCCCTGCTCTAACAGATCAAAGGTTGAAAGGGGAGGCCTCTGGTGAGGCCTCCCCAATCAGCCATCCCTATTGATGAAAGGGGACCAAAGATGCTCACGGAAGAAAAGCTTGCGGAGGTCAAGGAAAAAGCCAAGGAGTCAGGTCTCAGTGAGGAATTCAACCTGCTAATCAGGGACACGATCGGCAGGGAGAAGAGAGCGGCCGAGGCTGAGGAAAGGAATGCGATCTATCTGGGGACGCTTCAGCAGATCGCGCTCGCTTTCAACATCTCGACTCCGCTCACCGATCAACAGGTCAGGAATCTGCCCGTTCAGGTCAAAGGGCTCAAGGATCGGTCAGTGATGGCCGGAGAGTCGCTCCGAACCTGGATCTTCGGGTTCTGCGTCGGCAAGGGAATCGAGATTCCGGAAGACGTCGTGACGGCAGAACAGGCGATCAAGTTCTTGGCCGGAATGGTCGTGGTCAACGGCGAAGAGGAATAACCGATGGCGAGGCAATATGGGACTGACGTCTACGGAGGCGGTCTTTATGGGGAACCGAAAGTCCGTGAGAACGGATACGTCTTCGTGACCCGATCCGTAGAGCGTCAGTCCCATGTCGTCCGCCGATACGAGGTTGTCGTGCAGGTCGTCCGGAAGGTTGAAGTAATCAGGCAGGTCGCGAGGGATTAAATATGCCTTCAAGAATACATCAATTCGACGTGGGAACCGAATTCATTATGCAGATAATGGACGGTCCGCAACCTCTGCCTCTTGGCGATGCGACCGTCAAGATTCTCGAATTCCTTTTACCCGACGGTTCGGTCATTGAAAAAGATGCCGAGCTGTTCGAAATATCCGGCGATGATGGAAAGCTAATCTATACGGCAGAGGAAGGATTCCTTTCTCAGGTCGGCGACTGGGAATGGCAAGCCTACGTCGTGAAGCCGAGCGGGAAATGGCATTCGGACAAGGATGAGTTCACCGTCTATCCTAACATAGGAAACGCTGAACATGACCATACGTCCTGATCGTGATAGACCCACGATCCTGAGGGGACCGAAATGCAAGGATTGTGGATGCCGTTATTTATATTTCCAGGGGAAATACGAATGCCGATGTGGACGGTTTTCCTTTTCAGAGATGCTCGATAGAAAGCAAGACGCGAGGAAGGAAAAGAACGATGGCTCACACAGAACAGATTCAGTGTAAAAAGTGCGGAGGAAAGTTCGGGGCATTCATTCCTGACGGGGCGAAATGGATTGAGTGTCCATTCTGCAAACACAAAATGAGGATCAAATGATGGCGGAAGAACAGAACGATACGCCGATCGAGGATCAGGGAGTGGAAAGCAAGATGGTTGACATGGCGAACGCTCTCGAGGTCCTCAAGAAACTCGAAGAAAAAGGGAACGATGAAATTTCCTACGGCTCGCTCGCCTTCTGGATTTCGATCGTTAAGAAGTGCGAGCGTATCCCGGACGGAATCTCCATGGCGGACTTCCATTCGTTCTTGTGTCAGAACGCGCAGAAGTTCGCAACCGTCGCAGTTCGCGAAGAGATTAAGGGAGGAGAGAACGATGCCGGAAACAATTAAGCTCCCAGGGTTGATTCTGGTCGCCCCTCATGCACAGCTCGTCGCAGAGGGCAAGAAAACGGTCTTCGTCAAGTCGGAGTCATTAAAGAAATATGTCGGGGAAGAAGTCTTCGTGGTCGAAGGCGGAAAGGCATGGGCAAGGATCGCATTCAGTTCCCCAAAGAAAATCACAATCAAGCAATTCGAATCCATGAGGCGTCGCCATCAGATCTCCGATGAGGAGCGGAAACGATGGTGGAAAGGCAAGCGGAATCTCTATTACTATTCGATCCATCTACTCGAAAGCTACATTCCGCCTCTGGATGCCGAATACCCTGATGGACCGCAAGTCTTCGCGAAGGAGGCTTCGGTGGTCATGAAGGAAGAAACGGCCAGCGAACCATCGGATACTGAGTACAGGGATATCAGGGTCATCGATCGCGGAAGGGCGGAAGAAGTGACCCATCCCGACGCAGTCAGGCTCGGCGATATCGTTTCCCATGTTGACGACCCGTCTGTTGACGACGTCGTCCTTGCTCGGCTTGACTGTGACGACTCTGTTCCCGGCCCGATCAATCCTCAGGAAAGGCAGAACGCTCCGCTGGAGCGGAAGTCTGTAGACAAAGGCTTCAAGGGGAAGCTGAACAAATGGCGGGAGCAAATGGGAAATCGCGAGGTCGTGACGCAACCTGAGTCGGTCAAGAGAATCAAGAAAGACAACGAACCCGGAGGCATCCTGGAAAGATTCAAAAAGAAGCTGCAGGAAGGTGACTGATGGCTGGACCAAAGCTAAAAGAACGCATCCGGCGTTCCGCTCAAGGCGAAGGTGATGCTGGAGCCTTGGAAGTGATAATGGAAGGTTCGACGCCGATCGAAAAGCGGGACGGATCAAGGTCCCGACTGGAAGTGACCGTCGTTCCAACCTTGGCCTTCGTGGAATATGCCGGATCAAACGTCGAAGAGCCTCCGTTCAATATCGAGGATTGGGCGATCGCCCCTGAGTTCTCGACGAGGCTTTCTTCCTGCATCAATATCCGTGCGATGAATGCAGCTGGGCACGGATGGGAAGTCGTTCCGAAGCTCAAGTACGACAGGAAGATTTCCAGGTCGCGCAAGGAGCTCACGGACGAAGAGAGAAAGGCGATCGACCAGCTGCAAGACGAGATCGACGCTGAAAGGGAAATCGTCGAGGAATTCTTGGAGAGCTGTAACAGGAAGAAGTCGTTCACCAAGATTCTCGTCACAGTCGTGGCCGACAGGGAAGACGTCGGGAACGGCTATATGTCGGTCTTCCGCGCTCTCGCCAGTACACAAGGACAGGTCGCAGGAAGGCCGAAAACGCTTGACAGGGTTGTCGGGCATACCGTTCGCATCAAGAAAGAGGGCGGATACGTCGCAAGGAATCCTCAGGGTCAATATGTCCACTACAAAGAATTCGGCGACGAACGCCTGATCGATAGCAGGGACGGCAAAGAGCATGACAAACGGAAGGGTCCGCTGGAGCCGAAGTACCATGCAAGGGAATTGATCCATTTCCTGATCGAAGGTTTTCGGGTCACGTCCTACGGTATTCCTCGGCACCTATCAACCGGACCAGCCATCGCGGGAAACCGTTTCGCTTCGGAGCGGAACGCAGCTTTCTTCGAGAACGATGCGACGCCACGATTGGCGATCGTGGTTCAAGGTCCATACCGTTTGTCCAAGGATAGCCGAGATGACATCAAGGCTTTCCTCGATAGGAAAGGAAAGGGTCAGGGCAATCAGGGTCGCGTCATGATTGTCCAGGCAGGGAAACGCGAAGGTACGATGACCGAGAAGGAAGACGTGAAAATCGACTTCCACAAACTCACGGTCGGCGTGTCGGAAGAGGCCGGATATTTGAAATACCAAGACAGGAATGATAACGAGATTGCCGAGGCATTCGGCATCCATCCGGTCTTCTTTTCTAAGGACGCGACTCGGGCATCCATGAACGTCGGACGGTCAATCACCTTGGACCAGACATTCGAACCGGATATCAAGGACTTGGAATTCACGCTCAACAAGACCATCATTCCAGCTCTCGGTGTGGACAAGGTCATGTTGAGACTGAACCGTCCTCGAACTGTGGATACGGAAGGCAAAGCTGCCCTCTTTAAGAAATTGGAACGGACCGGAGGCGTGACGCCGAATGACGTCAGGGAATTCTTGGGCAAGCCAAGGTATCGTCAGTCGTGGGCTGATATGCCCCTGATGCTCGCCATGCAACAGCTCAAGGTCCCCGCCGATCGTGCCGAAGGCTCGTCGCTCATAACGGACCTGATGAAGATGCACGACATGATCGAAGAGGCTTTGGACGACAGAGCCGAACTGGAAGATGACATCGAACTCTAATCCATTCAGCGGAGTCCCTCGCGGACAGCTATTAGTCGCCCGTGATCTTGTAGCGGATTCGCTCAAGATGCTGGTCGGTCCTACGATTCTGGTCCGCAAAAAAGAGGTCTTCGGTATATTCGTAGGGACAGGACCTGACGATCCTGGTTCGCTTGAAGTTCGTGCGTTCAAATCTATGCGGGATGCTCTTGCCCGACAGATAGATAAGAACGTCAAAGGCGGTCCAGCCATAACTCGGTTCGTTAATAGTGGAATCAATATCGTAGACGGCGATATGGTCGTGGATAAGAAGGCGTTGAATAACCTTCACCGCTCGCTTCGTCGTGCGCTCGGTTCAGAGGTTGCGAAGCAAGTCAAAGGAGATATCCAAAGTATTGTAGAGACTCAGTGGAAGGCGACGCAGAATGTAGTCGCGCAATCTGTTGAGCAATTCAACCGAGCTGTATCTGCTGGGATTACAAGGGTTGATCAGCGAGTACTTGATGTTCTAAATAATCAAAACAATTTCTTCATATCCGGTACATACGACAAGACGATGATCGATACAGTAAACAAGGTCGTCGCAGACAATGTAGAAAGGGGACTGCCGAGACGCGCTCTTGATATTAAATTGAGAAACGAACTATCCCAACAGCTTCCTCCTCGTGGCGATATGTATTACAAGGTTCTCGCGAACGACGTCGTGAATAGGGCAAGGACGTTCAGCGAGGTCAATGCCTTTGTAGAGGCAAGAATAAGACGGTACGAAATATTCGCAGTCATGGACGAACGGACGACAGAGATCTGTGAGTCAATGGACGGCAGGATATTCGAAGTAGAAATCGCCCGTAAGATCGTCAAGGATATAACGACATTCGGAATTCCAGGGAGCGAAGCACAGGTTGATCAATTCAAGGCTCTACGTCCTTGGCTTGCATTGGATCAGGATAGGGCAGAGGCAGGAAAGAACGCTCTGTATTATCTTGATCCGGCAGGTGAACGGATGTACGTTCCCGACACTACATTCTCAGGAACAAAAGGCGACTTCACTTCTACAGGGGCGAAGACGCAACAGACGTCAAGAGAAATTCAGGACATGGCTCCGGAGAACGCCAATCCGCCAGTCCTGCCTCCATATCATGCGAACTGTCGTACGACGACTGTTATTGATGAGGATGACGTCAGGACGCAGGAATGGACAGAACAGCTGGCCGGAAGCACATTAGGTCCAGGACAGACGTTCTTCAATGTTGGAACCGGAATCCTGACTGGAGTAACAGGAACGGGAACGACTAAGAACGGGAAGCCTGTTATTAAGACGAAGACGAAGGGCAAGACGAAGACAGAAAAGCCCGTCAAGATATTGAAGAAGCCTCTTGTGGCTCCGCCTCCACCGAAGCCTCCAGCCACGAATAAGACATTGGACGCAGCTCTTGAGAAGGCTCAGGCAAATAAGACGGCAGAATCCACGGTTCATCCGGCGACAAAAGTCACGATCAGGACAACGCCGAAGGTCCGTGAGAACATGACGAAGGCGGAAGTTACAAAAGAAATCAAGAAGGTCCGCGACGTTCTTCGTGAATTGCCTCCACAATTCTTCAACAATATTCGTTCGATTGAATTGCATTATGCAAAGATTCAAGGGGCAAAGAGTAACGTCTTGGGGAATTGGACATACCGAGAAGGCAAGATGCGCCTCAGG